GAGACTCCTCCACGGGGCACACCGGCTGTAGACCGCCCCCGGCCTCGTCGGCGATCGTCGTGATGCGCTCAGACAGAGCGTCCAGTCTCGCTGCGGCGCGCAGCAACTCGATCAGATCCGCCGGGAATACGCCGACCAGCCGCCACTCCGCACACTGCGCGGCCTGCGCTCGCAGCTCCGCGATACGGGCTGGTGTCATCGGTTCACTCCCAGCGCGGCGTCTATGCGCTCTCGGCGCCGCGTCCACTCGGGGCACGTTGCGTGCGGCGCACCCACGGCCTCATGGTCGGCCCACTCGCGCGCAGCGCCGAGCGCCGCTTCGAGCGTGGCGATGCGGGCTTGCAGCGCCTCCCGCTCGGCGACGCCGCACGTACACTCGCCGTGCTCACGGTCGTAGTGCAGGCCGCACTCCTCGGAGTGTTTCATCGTGCTCCCATCGACCCTACCCGGTCGCCGGGCCGCAGAGGGAGGCCGAGCACATCGCGCGCCATGCGCCAGCGGCCGCCGCTGTGAGTTTCGTCGTCTGCGAAATGGTGCAGAGCTTCTTCGAGCGTGGCGATGCGGGTTTCGAGCGTGGCGATGCGGTCCCTTGCCGCTCGCGCGTAGTCGAGCAGATCGCACAGCTCCTCGGTCGCGTCGAAGTCGTCGGGCTCCTGCTGCCACGCTTCGGCTGCTGTGATTGCTTCGTTCAGGTTGTTCGCTGCCATCGGTGCCTCCACTTCTTTCGGTTCGCCACCTAGTCGCTCTCCTTCCAATCGTCGAGCGGGCAGTGCCGCCCTGAACGAGACGGCTCGCCGTCACGCTCCTGCGGGCACAGCTTCCAGTCGCAGTCACCGTCACGCGCGGCCTGGCAGTGCGTCGAGCCGCGGAAGTCGAGGCGCAGCGGAGCGCGCGGATCGGCTAGCGGTACACGTTTCTTCAACATTTCTACCTGATGTCTTTCAGTGAGGCCCGGCCCCGAGCAACGCGCCGTCGCCCGAGCCGTCCTCCCACACGTTGCCGCAATCGCCGCACGTCATCTGGTGCGACGCCATTCGACCCGGAGGCGGCAGCGTCTCACCGCGCGCTCGCGCTGCGTCCGCGTCGCTCTTCTTGTAGTCCAACTCGTTGTACTGGAGAAAGCGCGCCGAGAGCTTGGTGCTGCCGCACTTCCATCACTGCGCCTGACTCATCGGATAAGCTCCCGCAGGCTGTTCACCAAGAGGAGAAAGTGTTTGTTGCGAGCGTCGAGAGTACCGCTCAGCGTGCGGTCGATGTGCTCCACTACCTCGCGCGCTGCCCAGCCGTGGACGATGACGCCGACGCGCACCGTCGCGAGTGTGTTTCTCAGTTCTTGTTCATCGAGCATGGGTGGCGACCTTTCAGAGTACAGCGGGGTGATGAAGCGCCCCCATCGGTGCCTCCACTTCTTCACGATCCGCACCTTAGGCCGAGCCATTCGCGCACCTCGCGCAGCGACAGGCACACCCGGTCGGCCAGCTTGTTCATCAGCTCGGGCTCGACCTGCATCACCTTCGCCGGCATGTGGCAGCCATCCAAGTCACCACACGCCGAGCACGTCACGCTCCGATGCCACGAGTGGCCGCCAACCAGCGCGAGCGGCACCGTGGGATCGGGCATCAGGATCGCGGAGGGTTTCTTCTGTCCGATGGCGTACCCAAGCTCCAGGTGCGCCGACCGTCCGCACGGCAGGACGAGCACGCATGCTTCGCACCAGTCGAGCGCGTCGCGGTCCTTCTTGAAACCCGCCTCCGCGACAGGGTGTGAGAGCGCGGCGACGTACCGCTCGGACGACCACTCCTGCCATCCGCCATCGATCTCCCGCCAGTGAAACCCGTTGTCGCCCTCGGTTGGATTGCGGAAGTCGTAGACCTCGTGCCCTTCGCTGCGCAGCGTCGAGACGACGTACGGTTGAAACGGGTTGCGCCACGACGATGCTACGTAAATTCTCATCGGTTCCTCCACTTCTTCAGCATTTCTACTTGATCTCCCGTGCGTTGCGACGGATGATCTGCGCGCGACGGCGCAGGCTCGGCAACACCTTGCAGAGCAGGTGTACGCGGACCGGATCGACCGCGACCTTGTACGCCGCTCGCCGTCCGCGCGGCAACGTACAGCCACGCAGCGCAAACGCCGCGGCCAGTTCCCAGGCTTGCGCTTTCTGCTCACTCGTCGAGTGCGTGTTCCACTTCTTCACGATCCGCCACCGACAGGTTGGGCCAGATCACGCGCGAGGCTGTCGGCGCACGACTCCAACACGTCGGCGCGGGCGAGCTTCGACTCAGCCGATTGCCTGAGCGCGATGCCGCGCGCGACCTCGCCACGTAGCGCAGTCGCCATGCTCCGCCACGAGGCCGCGAGCTTCTGTAGACGGTCAACGTCCATCTGCACACTCTTTCTTGGTGGCGTGACAGTCGCAGTCGCATCGCCTGCCGGGGCAGAGCGCGTGCCTGTTGAGAGCACAGAGCGGGCCGAGGATCGCAGCCTGTCCCGCCGTGTCGGCGAGCAGCGGTGCTGCGCGCGCTCCACCTGAGCGGCGTGCCGAGCGGTTCCACGTCCCGCGCTCTTGCGGCATGCGCTTCTTCACGAAGTGGCTCCTAGCGGAAGCGGCTTGCGCCGCTGCTCGCGACGCCACTTCTTGTACGAGCACCGAGAGCAGAGCGTGACGTGGCCCCGCTCGTGGCCACCCTCGCACCAGCCGACGAGCTTGCCGCAGCCGTCCACACCGCGACACCGGAACACGCCGCCGCACTTGTGCGACCGCGACGCCACTCGGCAGCAGTGCCGAACAAGTGGCGTCCCGTCGCCGCGGGCCACAGAGCGTGCGACGTACGCCGCCCACTGCTCGCCAGCCCACTCGACTTGGTGGTTGCGCTTCATCTATCTATCCTCCGGCAGCGACAAGCGCCCGATGGCGTCCAGCACAGGCCCAACACGGCCGTCCGCTACTGCCATCTGCCGCGCGAGCACCTTGCCGGTCAGGCTTGCAAGCGCGTCGTCAGGGTGCGCAGCGCACCAACGCGCCAGCAGTCGCGACAGTTCGTGCTGTCGCTTGATCTGCTTCGCCGTCTCGTGCTTCCAATCGGCCACTTGCTCGATGGTATTGGCGCTCGCCCACGACGTGTTCGACCGCATCAACAGCTTGGCATTGAGCCGGCGGAGTTCCCGCCGCTGACGGGTGAGGCGCTGACGTAGGCGATCGTTTTCAGGAATCGTCACGATCCGCACCTTTCGCAGAATGGGTCGGCACAGTTGAGGCGATGCCACCACCAGCGGACGGCTCGACCCGAACATCCGGCAACGCTCGCCATACCGCCGAGGTTGCAGTCGCCAACATCCGACAGTCACCGAGGGTAGGCGCCTGTGCAGCCGCAATGGTGGCGCGCAGAATCGGCACCCGCTCCTCCCAATCGATTTGCTTGTCCTCGTCCGGGTGGCAATCGAGGCAGTGAGGCGGGCTGCTGTCCAGGCCGTCCTCCAGCGAGCACGAGCACACAATGCACGTATTCGTTTCGGAGATTGCAGCGACCAAGGAGCGCAGCGCCGCTTCTAACGTGGCGATGCGGGCGCGGAGTGCGTCGGTCTCATCGGCTAACTGGCACAGCAACGAGACGGCTAATCGGGTTTCGGAGTAGTCGAGCAAGTATCGCGGCATCGCAGCAGCAAGTGCCCTCGCAGGCACGCCGTAGGGCAACGGGTCAGAAGCGCTCATCGGTGCCTCCACTTCTTCACCGGCCGCCACCGACAGGTTTAGCCAGCGCAGCGAACCCGCGCAGCAAATCGGCGTCGCTCGGCGCCACTCTCTCGATCTCATCGAGCAATGCACGGACGTGCGCCTCGCCTTCCGACGCGCGGAGCAGCGCGGCTTCGAGCGTTTTCAGATCCGGCCAGGCGCGGAGCCAGCGGCTCGCATCTGCAACGGCGTCAGGATTCTTCAGAGCCATCTACCAAGCCCTCCCGCAAGATCGACGACGAGCGGCAATCGCGAGCACGACCTCGTGCAGGTTCGCCAGGTGCGTCACGCCACCACGAGAGACGGTCGTGATCGAGCCGTCGATGATGCGGTAGCAGCGATGAGCGTCACACTTCTTCAGTGGATACTGCTTCGAGAAATCACGCGGCATTTTTGCCTTCGCCGTTCTTTTTGTGCCGCTCGCGGTGATGCTTCGCGCAGAGCCAGCGCACGGCCAACGGCTTCGCGTAATCATCGTGGTGCCCGTGGACGTGCCGGCGCGTGCCGCAGACCTCGCAGGGCTTCTTCTGGATGCGCCCATCATAGACGGCCTTGCGGAGTCGCCACGAGGCAGAGCGCTTGCGCGGGTTCGCCTCGGACCAGCGGCCCTGTGAATCCTCCACGCGAGTCGGGTGGCGCAGCTTGTAGCGTTGTTGCGCGGCCGTCATCCGTGCGCGACCGCCGCTTGCTTCCCAATCGCGCTTGCGCGCGAGCAGGCAGACCTTGCAGTAACTCTGCAACCCATCGCTGTTCGCGCTGCATCGGTGGAAGTCGCTCGCTGTCTTCACGAGCGAGCAGTCTCGGCAAAGCTTGCTAGGGTGCGGGTCAGCGCTCATCCTGTACTGCCTCCGCGCATGCACCACGCGCCCGATCCGACCTTCCGCACGCGAGTCGCCGTCACACCACGGCGCCGGCTCGTGATGCGCCGCAGCGCGCGAGCCACTCCACGCGCGAGAGCACGGCTCGTCCACGCCTCGCCGGCATCGCGCCAGATGCCATCGGCGCAGCGCAACTGAACGGACCAGGCGTCGCTCCAGTGCCTAGGGTGCGGGTCAGCGCTCATCGCGAAACCTTTCGCTTGCGCTTCAACCGCTCACCTTCGCGGTAGAGCGCCATCTCCAGTGCGCGCAGCTTTTCGTCGAGCGCCTCTCTTGAGGCGTGCAAGCCCATCACGATCACACGCGCTTCGTTGACGGCGTGCGCCGCTACAACAGCTTGCCGCTCGGTCGTGCATTCGATGTGCCGGAGGCTAGGGTGCGGGTCAGCGTTCATCGGGTGCTGCCTCGCGCTTCCACTTCGTCCGGGTCGTAACTCGCCACGACGCCGTTCACGAAGCGTACGTCGTAACAGAGCCCGTGCGAGTCGTGGACCGCAACGATGATGCCGGTCGCCTCACCGAGGCGCAGGGGCACCGCCTCGCGAGCACGCAGCGCCTCCCACGTCCAGTCGCGCGACGACAGACGCGGCAGCACCGTGACGGTAGTGCCGATGGTGGGGCGTTTCTCGGCTGGGTGGCGACTGGCTTTCATCGGGTGCTCACAGTCGGCGGCCAGTTCTTGTGTTTGCGAAGCCAGGTGACTCGCGCGTTGCACGTGGTTTCATTTCTTGGTGCATCGGATCTTGAGCTTCTGCGGACAGTCGCAGCCTTCTTTCATTGGGTGCTGCTTCACGACAGCTTAGCTCCCGGTCGCTTTCACTTCAACACAAGAGTCACATCTCATGATGAGCGACCCGGCGCGTTTTCTACCGTGCAATCGATGCCTCGCGTCAGCTCCGCACATTTCACATTTGTATGGCGTCGGTTCTCTGTCGGGTTGTCCTTTACCGTTACGTCGCAGATGCCCGAACACACCGTCGCTGGTGCGGCGCCACAGCTTAAGGTAACGGTCAAACAAGACCCAACCTTCAATCATTGGTTGCCATCCATTTACGGCGCACCGATAAACAACGGTAATTTCGTTTCGTTTCGCGCTTTGGTGCACGCTTCGTCGAACGCGTGGTCGAACGCATTATCGTGGCGGTACAACGAAAACGACCACACCAACGAACCACCGTTGACACGGTAATGCAGACGCGCCGAGATCTGATAGCGTGCCCCATTGCGGAACACCGGCACGCCGATCAGGAACATGCCTGGTACGTTGAGCGGTTTGGCGTTCTCGTCGGTGTGTGACGTCTCGAAAATGATTTTGCCTTCGCCGCTGGCGAGGTTCGTGTGGTTAGCGACACGCTGGCCAACCCGCACCGTAAGACCACGACTCAGGGCCATCAAGGCTGACGGACTTGCAATTTCGCAATTGAGTAGCTTGCAGACGGCCTTGGTGTTCTCGCTGGCGTTCACCGGATCGAGGATGTCTACGATGCGCTCTTCGAGCAACGCCGCGAAACTGGCCTGGTCGAACGACTTCTCGTTACGAGACAACCACGCTACCCATTCAGATGACAGCGGGAAACTACATACGGCGGTGTGCTCCCCGAATCGTGCAGCGCCGTCTTTGGGCATGTGATAGTCGTAAATCGCATGGATTGTCGGCCCCAACGGCGACGAATCGGCAAACAAGACTGAACCATCGTCACTATGCCGGTTGACGTGTGCGACGAAGCTGTCGAGGTCTTGAAGCCGCGCCGTGCCACGCTTGCGTTCGGGAGCGGTGCGGCATTCGTCGATGTATCGTTTGATGCTTTCGACCTTCATGCCATCGGGCACGAGCAAAACTCGAGCTTCGTCATGTTCCAGAAGCCCATCTGGTTGAAGACTTTCGAGTCGTGGTTCGTATGCTTTGTGCACCGCTTCGACCAATGCGCCGATTTCATTGTTTTGGGTGTTCATGATGTTACCTTTTAGCCTGCGTCCACGATGACGCCGTCGTCGTCCACGAGTCGCGTTTCGCCGTTGTCAGCGGTGACTTCACGCAGCGGGAGTTTCTGCTGGCGCGGGTTCTCTACCGAAAGATTGCCGCCCTTGGTCGTCCAGAAGATAGAACCGGCGCGCTTCGGGTCTGGTTCCTTAGTCTTGACGGAATACGACACGCCGACGATGCCGCCCGGCTCGACGCTCAGATTGAGTTTAAGTTCCAGCGACCCGCCGACGGTGTCGTTTTGTAGCTTCGCATGTGTGGCGCACGCGACAGTGAGCTTTTGCAGGGCGCGCGACAACTCGCCGTTGGCTTCTCCTTCTGCAACCTGTTCGAGGAACCGCGTGAACGATCGCGGTCCTTCATCTTTTTCTGTGGTGGCGCTTGTACTCGGTGTCATGTTAGTCATGTAGGCTCCTTCAATGTCGGTCGATGGGCAGCTCGAGTTGTCCTGTTGGTCTAGTTGCCACGACGTATACTATGGCATTGCGACCACGTCGGGTTTTGCGTCGCTGCCCCGAGTCTATGATGCGACCGCTTGTATGCAATTCGTAAAACCGTGGCGAAATGGTTTGATGTAAAGCATCGGTGATTTCGACAGTTTCGTCGCACGTCATGCCACGCCGACCGGCAAGCGACACCATCTGGAACACGCGCTCGCGCAGGATGGGTGCCGTCTCAGACACCGACGCTGCTGCCTCGCGCGACGTTGTCGTGTTGCTGAAAAGCGCTCTCATGAATGCCCCGTCGAGCCGAACCCGCTGGCGCCGCGCTCGGTATTAGGCAATTCGTCAACGTGTGTCATCTCCGGTACGAGCGCCGGGCAAAAAATGACTTGGGCGATACGTTCGCCGGCCTTGATGAAGACATACTTGTCGGTCAGGTTGAGACACCCGACTTCTAACTCGCCGGTGTAGTCGCCGTCGATGATGCCTTCGACGCACAACACGCGTCGCTTGCGCGCCAAACTCGAGCGGCCAACGATGCGACACCACATGCCGCGTGGACACAACACACTAACGCCGGTCGGTACATAATACAATTCGTGTGGTGGGAGGCTGTGATCGGTGGCAGCGCACAGATCGAATCCGACGTCGCCTGGACGAGCTGGCCGGCGGATGTGGTCGGGCTTGCCAGTCACCAACAGCGATCGACGGTCATCGTGATCGGGCCATTTGCCGGTGGCGAGCGCAGCCAGAATGATGCCATAGTTGGCGATGTCGAGCGCTGTGTCGAGCATCACCTCGACGGAGTCTCCACTCGATTCTGCGACGTTGGCCGCACGATGCACCTTGTCTGTCAAGCGTGCAACGACAGCACGCAGCCCACCTTCGGCAACGTTGGCAGTCCCATATGACGCATTCTTGCGCCAAAACAAGAGCCGAGCGCGTTCGTATAGTTGGTCAATTTCTTCGTTGAATTTGGACATCGGCCTTTCCTCCAGTTAGAGCCACACAAAATCGTCGCGGTCTTCGCCTGTTCCAACGAGCACAACTTTGAGATTTGTGGTGTCTTCCATCTTGGTGACGAAAGCCCGCGTGCGTTTGCTCAGTCGGCCCCCACTGCGCACGCTGTGGTCTTTCCAGTCGATGTACTGCGCGAAATTAAGTACGAGTTTGGTCGCACCGACCGTGCGCGCAGCATCGCGCAGATTAACCCAACTCATCGTGGCGACACGTCGAATCCGCCTCGTCACAGTTGTACGTTCGCGCTCCATGAGCTGAATAGCTTCTTCGTATGGCATACCGGCTTTATCGGACACATCTTTCCACTGTAATTCACATTGGTCACTGTACCAGTCGCCAGAATGGCCGTTGCCGTATACTTTCCTGTCGATGGAACCGACTCGAATAGGGAACGGGCGCACGTTGAGGTAAACATCACCAAGTAACTTCGGAGGCACGCCCATGGTGTCGAGCGCGGCCTGTGTTGTGCAATTGCGGCTCGTACAGTGTGGCCAGTCGTTGCCGTGGTCGAGGCTGAGAGCGTACCCTTGACAAATCTCATGCAACCAATACCCGTTGTCGAGTTTGTCTTGTACCTTGGTTCGAAAACGAGCGCCGGTGAGACACAACTCGGGGCAGGTGTTCTTGGCGAGCACGTTCGTCGCCGAGTCGCGCATCATTTTGTCGATGACGGCTGCGGTCGAACCTTGCATTGTACTTGCGATCTTGCGCAGGCGCAGACTCTCGAGTTCGACGTGCCGGTCTTGTACCACACAGGCTCGTTCGTGGATGCGCACACGTTGTGTGTTTTCGACCATTTCCTGTCGTAGACGTGCATACGAAAAAACACTACCGGGTGCGAGCCAACACACAACACCCGATTCGAACGAAGCAGACGGCAATACTTTGTAGACGATGCGCCGACCATTCGACACGACAGTGTGGCCGGCGTTCGGTGTGTTCGCGGCAGATGCGTTTTTTATGTTGTATTCGTGAGCCAAGAACGCAGCGAGTTTGCCCTTCCCACCACTGCCCCACTGTGCATCCAACACGACGTTGAAAGCGCCACGTATCATGGCTGCACTCCTTGATACCTGGCGCTGTCACATCGCCAGCATTTCAATCGTCGTGGGGCGTTTCTAATCCAAATTGAGCCATCGTGTCGGCGTACCGTTATGCGCGTGCGATGCATTGTGTGCCCGCAATCAAGCGTACAACGCCACAATTTACCGTCGATGTGCAATACGGTCTCATGAGACGTGTTCGAGGTTGAATTGACGGAGACAGCTTCGACAACGACAGCCATTGGACCCATCAAAAGCAACCAGGCGCTTTGAACGCTTCGATGTTGAGTTTTCGGGCTCCAGCAATCATCTTGTCGTCGTCATCGAACAGCGCGAGGTGCGTTTCTTTCTTGAATTTGTCGCGTAAGATCTTCAGCTTCAGCTCGTGCGATAGCCCGTCGTCGTTGTCTGGTCGCATGTAACCGATAGCGTGTTCCCACCCAAAGTGACGGAGCAGCCACTCTCTAGTGACGCCGCCGAGCCGCTGCCATCGTGCAGTGAGGAATCGCCACCGATGCTGCGGAATTTGCAACGACGCGATGAATCGCACAGCCGCTTGGATCGGTGCGTCGTTGATGACTTGGTCCGGGTGCATAAACGTTTCGATCTTGACACGACCGACACCGGCGAGGCAAGAATGCCGGTGTGCTTCGGCGCCGAGCAAATGTAACCTGTGCGCCGGGTCGGACAAGGTGTCATCGATGTCAAATATCACAAGGTCTGCGGCTCGAGCTGCGCGCAGGGCTTCGTCACCAGAACCGGCATCCGAGCCCACGACGACTCTGGAGGAAGGCACCACAAGCTCGGATACCGGTTTTGACGACGTAGTCTTGCTCATTGTGGAAACTCACGCACGCGCAAAGATTCGGGCCATTCGTAGATGTCACCGCCCTTTCTGTGAGCCAATGTCAATTCACCGCCGCCGTCTTCGGTCAACATCGACGCAACCGCGCCGAGTTGTTTCAAAAAGAACGGAACTCTTGCCAAAGCACACGCATCGCGCAATTCCTCCAGCCAAGAAACGTCGCAAACACGGGCGCCGTTGCCGCTTTCTCCACCGGCGACAACCCAACGAATCTGACTTTCCCCTGTGTCGGGGTCATCGTTAGGCAACCATTCGCTGATGTCGAGTGCTTCCAGCAAAGGCTCGAGACTCAGCCAATGCAACGCTGCAGGACAGCGCAACAGTTCCGGCGTGAATTCGTCAAGTGCTTTTTGGTGGCCTGCACTGATGCCAAGCCACACGTTTTGGAGAGGCCACTCCGGCGGGTTCTCGATCAGATCGTCCCACGCACCGGGTTCGTCGTCGACGTCCTTGTCGTTGCGCGTGACGTATTGGTTCAGCTCGTGAACGCCCAAGGCGCACGTGATGGCAACGTCCGCGGTGTCGTCTCTGCCGTGCCCGCGTGAGAACCAACCGAACCACTCCGCCGCCCGCTCCGGACGCTTCGTGAGCACCTGGAAGGTGTGCTGCGGGCAGGCAGACATCACGCCGAACACTGCAGCGATTTCTTCGTTCGACAGCGATGGGTGAAACAAATCGGACATGCTGTTAACAAAGACCATGCGCGGTCGCTTCCATCGTAACGGCAGGTCGAGCTTGTCGTGAATCGGGCGCACGACACCGGACCAATCGACTCCACGCTTCCCGATGCGTGTCAGTCCTTCGTATGCGCCGCCAACGTGGTCATGTCGGTGCGCTTCACGCATGGCGTAACAATTGTCGCAATCTTGATTGACTCGAGAACAGCCACGTGTCGGGTTCCATGTGGCTTCGGTCCATTGAATCTTGGTCTTGTCACCCATTGCTTTGGGTTCCCGTGAACGGCATCGTTTCGACAACAAGTTTGTTGAGCGTCGCGAGCATTCCAAGCAAGACCCACAAGACCTTGCGGCCACACACTGCGACCAGTTCATCTTGCGTCAGCGGAACAAAAGCGTGTCGCATCACTTTACCACTTTACCGAGACGAGCGTTGATGTCGTACAACTCACGCTGCAAGATGAACCCGCGACGCCCAACATCAAGAATCGCACGAGTAAACGAATGATGGTGGAAGTCTGCTTCTTCTTTGCCAAACCGCAGCAGCTCTGCACCTTCGACGAGCGACCGATGTTCTTCGACGAGAATGTCGTATCCGCCGAGTTGGCACAAATACTCGGGGTAGACGCCGTTCGACGATTTCCAGTCGAGCAAGATCAGACGGCCGCTGGCGCGTGCGAGCGCGTCGAACGTACCGCCGAATCGATGTTGTTCTGATACCAATGGTGATTCGGTTTCGATGATTTCGAGCTTGTTGCCATCACGCCAGCGTAGGAACGCTTCATATGCGGATCGTGCCTTGTCGTGTGTCTCTTGTGGTAACGGACTATCAGCGAGCGGCCTGTCGTGGATTTCGTCGTCGATCCATTGATGCGCAAGATGGCCGGCGTCTGCTGCCGTGTCGCGCGCCTTGTCTATGTCGATGTTGTCGCGTCCGCATTTCCAGGCCCACTTCAGCAAGCCGCCGACGTCTTTATACTTGAGCACCGTTGTGACGCCCGGCACGCGCTTACCGTCTTTCAAGTAATAACCGTCGGGACGGCCACCACCAGTTCGAATGGCACTCACGACGCACCCGGCGTACTGTCTGGCGGTCCGTCGTCGTGCCCCATCAGTTCGCGTTCTTCACGTTCCTCGCGAGCACGATCGTCATCGCTGTGCGCAGCTTGTTCACGCCGTCGGTTTTCTTCGTCGTTGACCGGTGCAGGGTTCTTCTTGAGATCGGCGCTGCGCGCGTCGATGCCTTCGAGCAACTCGGTAACTTCTTTCTTGGTGAGTTTGCCGGTGCCTTTGGTGGCGAGAATCTCGGCGAGTAGATTCTCGAGTTCGAACGCCGCATTCGTTCCGGCAATGCGTTGGAACAATTCCTCGGCGTAACCGTCTTCATCGGTCTTCGGTTTGGTCTTGCGTTCGGTACCAGTCGTCTCGACGGTATGGCCGATCTCTTCTGGAGCGTATAAACCAGAGAGCCGCTGCGGGAAAGCCTTGCGCATCGCGAGTGCTTCGGCACACTTCGCGAGCATGACGTGTGGTTTCTTCCAGAAGACCGTGATTTGGCCTTCCTTCGTTCGCTGCACATACTCGTCGTAATGCGCAATGCCGATGAACGGGCGCGAGATCCCCTTGCGGTGCACGCGCAGCTTGCAACAGACAATCTGTTTGCCGTCTTGCGCGTAGGTGAATTCTGGTTCGTCTTGCCCATCATACGTGCCGGAGTCTTCGGCGATGGACCGGAATCCGTCGATACCGACCATACAAATCCACGTGTTGGACTTGAGGTCCTTGCGAAAATAGATCTGCCGCAAAAACGGATTGAGCCGCCGGATTGCTGCGACCTCCATCAATGCGGAAAATTCTGCATCACTTGCGCCTGCAGCGTACATGCGCTTGATGAGCCCGCGCTGCTCCTGCGAAAATTCGAGCCGCGCCAGCTCTGCAACCGGGACAGCTAATGCAGTGGTCGTCATGGGTCTTGCCTTCCTCCAGCCGAGAGTTTAACTACGATCTAATATGTCAGTCAAGTCATCTAATGACAGGCGGTGTCCAGGTGCGATTGCGACGGATGATCTTTAGTGGGTCGAGCCCGCAGACCTCGCGTACCGCGTTGATGAGAGCGTAATCCGTCGGGACGTAATCGTTCCGCGGCTTACGGCGCCGTTTCATCGGTTTGGAAGTCATCGTCAGAACCCGATCTCGTCGGGGTCTTCGTCATCGACACGGGGTTCGAGCCACGTCCTATACCGGTCACGACTCCCATAGCATGATCGTGGCGTGTAATTGTAAAACCACTGACACAGACAACGTAGGCCGGCGAGGGACTGCTCATCTGCTCGCGCGACGGCATCGAACAAATCATTGCTGATGACGGCCCGAAGGAAATCGCCAACGGGATGAGCTTCTTGGACGTACGACAACACCGCTTCGCGCAGATGCTCTGGTACGAGTTCGTTGCACGCTTTGATGTCGCGCGGGTCGAGCGTGCACCCGTGATCAGTCATCGTTCGCATTGGTCATCCGCCTTTCAGCGCCTTGATGGGTTTGCCTTCGAGACCACGATTCATCGAGATCGTCGCGCCTGCGCGCTTGCCGGCGGCGTATGCATCGTGGTCGTGACTGCCGCCCCACGACTGACCGCCACGGAGTTTGGGGAATTTGTTGTGCATCCACAAATCGACTTTGGCGTCGCGCTGTTTCACGAGCACGATGGCGTTCGAGCTACCACCCTCGCGTCGGAATTGTTCGCGCGTTTCGCGTTTCGCCTCGTTGAGTTTCATGCGCACAGCATCGACGGCGCCACACCGGAAATTGTTACTTTGTAGGTCGCCGTAGATTTCGCCACGATCTTTGGCTTCAGCGCGCAGCCGGTCGATCTCGCGTGCAACGTACGTGTGGATATACTTCACGACAGCGACGTCGCTCGGACGACCGATGATGACGATGTACCGGCCCCACTTCTTGGTCACGCGGTGCTGGCGTGACCAGTACAAAAGCTTGCAGCCATTGGCTGCCGCAATACTCGAAGCGAGCAGCCCGCACCACTTCGGAATGCGTGTCCCACCAACGCCGGGCAATTCGCCTCCGTCTGTGACGTCTTCGTCTGGTTCTTGCGACGAAGCTTCGATGTCTGCACGGTCGAGCTTGTGACGCTCGAGCAACTCGGCCGCGCGTGCAGCGGCCACGGCGGCTTCGTTTGGGTTCGCACCTTCGCCTTCGGCGAGCGCGAGCAGCTTGATGATTTTGTCAATTACAGCTTGGTTAGTCTCCATGGTGCTTTCCTCCAAAGGGGTTGAGCAGGGCCGGCCCGTATTGGCACCGGCCCTGCGTTATCGTCACGCAGCGACTTCGACCACGAACGGCGTGGGCTCCCACGGCAAGGGCGCCGGTATTGCCGTCACCGAGCGACCAAACAGCAACGAACCGGCAGCCGATTCGATCTTGCCGCGCTTCCACGGGTCGGTGTTGACCTCGTGCGCGTAGCGCGTGATGGCGTTTACCACGGCAGCGCGGTTGATGGTCCCGGTCTCGCGAGCGCGCAAACCTGGCAACGCGTCGTCGGAGTTGTACATCCGAATGAGGTCCGTCACCGTCTGCTTGGCCGCCGTACCACGGGGCAGCGGCACGAGTTGGCGCTGTGCGATGCCGAAGAAGATTCCTGGCAACACTTGCGACGCCGGCATCTTGGAGAGCCGCTCGAATTCGCTCTCTTCTGCCGCACCCGCTGCACGAGCTGCAGCCAACGCACGAGCTGCCGCGTCTTCGTTGACCGCGTAACCCCATGCCGATGAGAAATGCGACAGCCGACGAATCGACTCGGCGAATGCGTCGGCGAATGCCGTCACGAGTTTGCCAGCGTCACCAACGTGACGGATGCGAGAGATGGGCTGCTTGGCCACCTGTACGATGATGAAATTGAGGCATTTGTTTTGCCACAGGCAGCTGTCCACCTGCACGCCACCCGAGCCATCATCGGCGGTGCGCACGACGGCAGCAGCTTTGAAGACCTCTCCTGCGACCACGTCCTTGACGTCCACGTTGGTGAACATCACGACGTCGAAGCGCGCATCGTGGCCGTTGTAATCGATTTCGCAACGCGAGCCGGGAGGAGCTGCCGCCGCGATAGCTGCAGCGATCTTGTTGGTGTCGAACTCGGTGTACTGTTCCGACACCATGGCCCACAACTCGCGCGGCATTTCGGGCCGCTTGCTGTTGCGTGTCCGCATGATGTACTGGCGCGGCGTGAACGGCTTGTCGTCGGTGGCAACAGACGCTTTCGCCGTTTCGGAGCCACGCAACTTACCGAGCCATTCGTTGACGTTCTGTGCACGCAATTCGGGCCAGCACCCGCGCAGATATCGCGCGCCCGACGGAATCTGTGCCGCGAGGCACAAGCCCGTCATGGCAAGCGGATCGAGCGCGAGAACTTGATCACAAACAGCGTCACCACTGCCGACGACCATGTCGCCATTGACCTGCATCGCGAGGTCCGTCACGGAGATCATCTGGTCCATACGGCATTCGCTGGTGATTTCGGCCTGCAACTCGGTGCATGCGCGGTCTGTCATGGGAAGCGCGTCGAATTCGCCTTTCCACTTTTCCATCCCGGTGGCGCGGGTGCCAATGCGGAACAGCGGACGCTCGAGTGCGAACCCGGCTTCCTTGGCAGCGTCGTGATCGGCCTGTGCGCGAGCCGCACCGAATTCGTCATGCGAACCAACAGAAACCGGATCTGGCGAACGCGGCGTGACCGGTGCGTCGTCGATGATCTGGTGCTCGGGCGGTACGCCTTCCTCGCCGGCTGCGGTAACGGCAGGTGACAACGGCGCGGGTTGCGTGTCGATCAATACAAATAAATCGACAGAACCGGTACCATTGGGTGCTTCGACCGAGCCGTTTAGATCCACGTACGGTGGAGCGTCGGGCACGAGTCGCATGTTGTCGAGCTGTGGCACGCCTCCACCGTTTTCCTCGACGAACGCATCGAGCTGGTCGAGATCTTCGGCCGAAAACCATGCTGTCACTCCGTTGAGCTGGGCACGCCACGGTTTGCCCGTGGGATGCGTTGCGGGCTTGGGCTTGCGATCGTTGCCGGGGGTCAGGTTCGTGTTCATTGGTCAGATCTCCTTCAGTTAACGGCGATGAGTTGCGTTGCAGCGTTCTTCGTAGCTTGTTCGATGCTGGTGCCGTACCCGGTGACGGCTCGGTGCGTCGAATTGTTGCGCAGACCGGATACGATCTGCGTAATTGTGACGTGCCACATGCCGCGACGTCGTACGCCGTTGACGCGCACGACATTGAAGCCCTTGAGCGAATCGTTGATCATGGTGTCACTCCCATCCGTATGGTGTGCGAACCATGCCGAGACTGCGCAGTGCAGCAGAACGTTCACGCGCTCGGCGGTTGCGCTTCAGGTTTTTGCGGTTTCGAGCAACCTCGCGTTCGCACGACGTCATCGACGAGTGTGTGCACTGCGCGTCGTGCCAGTCACCAGACACGACGGCGCCGAGCATCAATCCGAGACCAGCGCACCACGCGCCGGTCTGCTGCTCGACCTCACGAATCATGCGACGTGAGATCACGACGACACCGTTGTGTTGGACGGACCGTGATCGTGGTCGGCGCATTCCTCACAGCCGGCGAATCCGTCATCGCGTCCGCAACTCGCGCAGACCGGCGGACAGAGAGCGCGAACCGCAGACTCGAGCGCAACAACGGAGGCCAACTCACGCGCTTTGACAACGGCGCAGTTGAAGCTATCCCAACCGTCGGCAAGCGTCTTGTGAAGACCGCAACCGCCGTAAGCGCAACCGTCCTTTACGCCGTAACGCACGGCGTACGTGTTGCGCACGCGGCGCGGCTTACCCCACGTCATTTTCTCCGGACCAGACAGCGTCACGTAGCTACCGTCGGTGTTACGAAAGTCTGCGATCTCGGGAAGGCTGCTCGGGTGGCCTGATGCGTGTGTCGTCGTCATGTGTGTCTTACCTCCACCCACAAATTTAACACAGCCGCGGAGCGTGTCAAGTACGTCACGTATATGGTCACTGACAAAGCCTTCCGAGGCTGCCGCGTGGCTCTAATATATTGCCATACTTGACACGGCCGGGAACTGTGTTAAATTTGTGGTGTACGGCGGGCAGGTTGACGCCAAATCGAGCGTGGCGCGCGGAACACAGCGGGTCTCCTGAAACCGGACATCAGTCAACAATCGCCGGCAGCCTTCGCCCCGCGGTTCTCGAAAGAGGACGCGGGGCTAAGCTGTCAGGAGAAATCAACCATGACCAACGACGAGACCCGCCAGATGATGAGCCTCATGCAGGAGGCGGCCGAAAAGGTGAGCATCATCGAAGAACGCAAATTCGAAGGAGCCGACGTCGAGCTGCGATTCTGTTACAGCGACGCAGCGTGGTACGCGAGCTGCGGCGGGCATACTGGCTGCTCACGCGATAACGCGAAATCGGCTATAATGGCGCTGGTCAGCTTCGTCTCGGACACCGCACGCGCCAGCGACGTTCGTTATCGTCATGCGCGTTACGGCAGTAGCCCGTAACCGACGACACGAACACGTCACGCCTCGTAGATCCGCAAGGGTCACGGGGTTGAGGCGTCAGAAGAATCAACGACGGAGACCGAACGACGAATAAGATCCTCGTGTTGCCCGGGAAACGATCCCCTAAAAGGACGGCCAAGGGAACCAACAACACGAGTTTCGTCGTTCGGTCTCTGGTGTTGAACAAAGAGGAAGGCACAATGGCAATCGAAATCGTCAGTTTTGAGTTCGTCAGCTCGCACGGACATCTGCCCCGCGGGTTCGGTTCGTGGGGATTCGAAGTGTTCCCCACCAGACTCGGTCGCGCGAACGGGCTCGAGCCCCAAATCGTGTGGATACACCATTCCAACTTCGGCGCGGCACGTCGTCAGGTGTTGATCTTGGCACGTGCGTTCTGTGCCAGTCGCGTCGCGGTGATGCCATGAGCGCCGGCCGTCTGCACATTAATCGGATCAACCGCAACATCGAATGGTGCCCAATTTGCGACGGGCCACGCGACGCGCGTCTTGATTGCGGCCATTCAAACTGTCGTCAGTCGCTCGGCGCGTTCGCGTTCGCACTTGGGACGTTGTTCGCGTCGGTGACGTGTGGCGTTTGGCATTCGTGGCAGACGGCCGGCGAACACAAGCGCGCGTGGCTCTGCGCCGCTGACGCGGTCGAGCAGGCTACCGTCGAAGGTTGGCTTGATTGCGACGCGTGCGACGAGCGGAATTCTTACTGCGCACCATGCACGTTCGACGATGGAATGGTCTGTTGGTTCTGCCCCGATTGCATGCCAGAAAAGGAGACGTCGTAAATGTTGATCGTCAAGTCACCAGAAAAGCTCGTGCAAGGCGACCTCGTTGGTCGCGACGGTGTCGTCTGGTACGAAGTGTTGACGACGTTTACCCGCGTCGTCCGACATGGTACGGACCTCGGCGAGTCACAATTTTGTGCCGAAGTGCGCTGTGAGGACGGTGGTCTTGATACGCGCGTGTGGTCGCTCGATGACAGCACAAAGCCGACTGTGCCGATCATCGACCGCGACAAAATCATCTAATCTGTGTCGGTGGGTGACAGCATGGACGTTGCCCATCCCGGCATGATCGGTTTCGTGGCGCGCATTTTGTTCAAAAGTGAGACGCGCATCGGTACCGTCTTGGCGCTCGTAATGCAACTGCCCGATGCATAGCTGGAGAACATGCCGGTGTCGCCAGTGCAGCGCCGCCGCGCTGTCACGACCTCGCGCAGGCTCACCTCGATGCAGTGCCGAATGTTTGCCTGCCCGTGCAGCTCGCGCATCGCCCACGCTCGTTTCTCTGCGCGCGTGGTTTTGGTCAACTCTTCGCGTTCTTTCTTCGGTAACCACATGGCGTATGGCGGGGCGTACTCGGGCATGATCCCCAACATGCAGACCTCGCCATCGGCACCGATGCCGAGAGGCGGGTGCCCGCCCTGTGGTCCCTCGGCAAGCCCGGCTTCGAAGATGCCGAGCGTGGCGAACACGAACCCCAAATCTTCGCCACCGCGCCACCACTTTGCGCGCTCGCAACTCTCGTCGGCGACTCCCCACTCGTCGGTGCAGCGCGTGATGCGATGGATCACCGCAGCGCCGTCCTCGGCCAGCGCAGCGTAACGCTTCAGCCCAGCCTCGCGCGTCTCGACCTTCACCCATGCCTGCCTGCTCTCCGACCAGCGCGGCGGGGCGCAGCGGAAGTCGCCCTTGCGATCGCAGACCGGCCTCGTCGCGTCGCACGTCGCGTGCAGAGGATCGCTGCCACACCCAGGAACCGCCTCGAAGCTATATGGGCTGTTGCCAGGTGGCTTATGTAGCACCATTTGCGCAAGAATCAACGCGGCGAGCGTCTTCAACATTCGTCGGTTTCCCGTCTAGGCGGCTTTTGCCACTTTGCGTGCGGTTTCGATGGCCTGATACAATTCGGGCCAAAGAATCTGCCATCGGCACAGTGACCGACGAGACACATTCAACAATTTCGCCGCCCCATTGAGCGAACCCGTTGCACGCACGGCTTGCGCGATCTGCTCCAGCGCAGCCGAGTCACGCAACGCGATCCGGTGTGACAGACGATTCATCTGCTGACTAATTTAACCTGCTGGACGCCTCGGGTCAACGGGATGGTGTCTTGCGGGGTCGGGCTTATTGTAGAGCGTCAGTTCGTCGAGTATTTCGGGAAACGTCGCAAGCAACAAACGACGCGTCGTAACCCATCGGCCATTCCGCTTTACAACGGCGTTTGAACGCTTCAACCAATTGCGCGCTCGTTCGGTGCGCCACCCGAGCATGTCGGCGATCTCGGTCATGGTGAAATAAAACCTCATGCTTGCCACGCCTTCGCAGCTCGAGAGAAGAGATTGCGCGCTTCGTCGTCCATTGATCGGATCAACGTCGTACGTTCCGCGATTGGCTTCACCATGTCGAGCTTCAGCAGCACAGCGATTTTGTCGTCGATGCGCAGGTGTTGTTCAGACTCGACGCTGTACGACGTCAGCAATTGCACACCGCTCGACGTCAGGCCGTACAACGCAAAAATGCGGCCTTTGTCCGAGCGTAACCAACGCGCTCCCATGTCGCCATAAAACGCAGCGAACGAACGATATTCAGTTTGCGTGAGTCGCCCAAGTTGACGGCTGATGTGAGCAAACCGAGTCAGCACTTTGTGCTCTGGTATGTAGCCGCTTTCTTGTGGTTTGATGGCCTTGGGCTTTGCTGTCAGTTGCCCGTTCCAATGCCGGCGTGTCTTGATCAGACCAGCGCCTTTACATGGACGACAATCATTGATCCCGATGAGCCCCATACCATCGCAGTCTTTGCATGGCATCGAACCAAAAGCAAACAACGCTTGCCGATCCAGGATGGAACCGAATGGCGAACGCTCGAACTCGGCGATGCCGGCCGAAAAATACCACGTGAGGTCGTTTTCGTCGTGAAAATTAATCACGGGTGCAACTCCAATTGCGTGGTTTGTCTCCACGAAATCCAATCGAGCACACATTCTTCCGCTGGTTTGCCGCGCCACAAGATGAAGGCATAGTCTACCATGTCGTGGCCGCCATCTTGTGTAAAACTCGGGCGTTCTTGGAGTACGAATACGTGCGACGGACGATGTCCGACCAGCATCATAGAACGCTTGCGCGAAGATAAAAAACTCAGACGTACAAGAAATGCTACCGCGCCGTTTGGTTTGATTAACGACCGCAGAGCATGTGTGGCGTGTTTTTCAGCGTCGCGATAAGGCGGATTCCCAAGCACAAGGTCGAATTTTCCAGTTATGTGCAATGAGTTGCCCATGACTGAGCGCGATGAGTTGGGGCATTCAAGTTTGTCGTCGATGTCAACAGCCAGAATATATGACTCAGGCCACGTCGCACGCGCTGCATCTACGAATGCACCAAGCCCGGCGTGTGGTTCGATGATTTGTTGTGGCGAAATCCCAAGCTCGCGCAAGCGGCGACACAGCGCTAGCGCCACAGGTGCAGGCGTGTAATAACGATCCCCCTCGAGACGACCGTTCATTGATATTTCTTGCAGATACAACTCATCGGATCTGCGCCGAGTTGTTGCGCACCTTCGCGCCGAGCCTCGAACATCGTCTCGACTGGACCAACTGTTACCGATCGTCCATCACAGGAGACGCTCCACATCGGCAATTGTTCGTCATGTTGTGTTGTTGTTTGTGCTTTAGATTCGAACGGTGGTTTCTTCTCTTTTGAGCGCTGCAATCGCTGCTGCGACGGCGTCTGCGGCGTGAGAACGGAGCGTTTTCCGTTGAGGTAGGGTACCAGGGAAGAGAAACTCGACGCGCCGTTCGACGTCTTTTTTGTCTGCATGGCCACCTCCGCTGCCCAAGACAGCAATTTTGACTTGTTGAGGAGAGAACAATTCACATGGGATCTGTCGTGTGTGCATCACGCCGCGCACCATGCCGACGCATTCAAGTGATCGCAAGGCATCAGCGCTAGTGAAGCCCATTTTGAGCTTGCCGATTGTAACCCCGTGTTGGTCTTCAATCCCGCAGACTTTGATGTCATGACCGTGTGCCGCACGTTCGAGCCCATCACCAATCGACCACCACCTGATTTCGCTGTCAACGTCGGGCTTCGTTTCGACCGTCATCGCCAACAAGACGTGCACGCGATTGTCATTTAATGGATCCCGCCCAACAACAGCGACGCCAACATGCGCGTAGCCTGGGTCGATGCCGAGCGCGATCACAACGGACCTCGATAAAACAAATTCGCGCGGTCATTGTGGACTTGCGCCACTCGCTCTCTCACGACTGCGCCGCTTTGCACACACAATCTTCGTCGAGGTCGCAACAGATCGTGTGCGCTGTTGACGCGCAAACATGGCATTTTATGTCATCGAGCTTGGCGCAACCACAAACCGCGCATGGTTCGACACGCAGGTATATAAATTCCGTGAACGCGCGACGGCCCTGCTCGGTCGGGCGGATTGTGCGTCCTTTGTTGCGTTCCCACGTAACGAACCCGTCGCGTTCCAAGCGTTGGAGCGCTTCGTAAATCGCCACATTCTGGCGACCGGTGCGGGTGCGGATCTCGCGAATAGTTGTTGCGTATCCCGGCGGAGCAAGCTCAACGACGGCACGTAAATATCGCATGCGCTCTGGTGACATCGTGAGTTTGTCGATCATCATGGCGTGTCATCTAATTCGTCGGCTCCGCAAAATCCGTCATAGTCCCAGCGCTCGATGATTCCGCTCACCGAATACCAATCGGGCAACCCGGTTGCACACACCCAACGCGCGAACAAGACGCAACAATGTTGACACGTCATTCGCCGTCTGCTTCTTCTGCGAAGTAATCACGTAACCGTTGCGCAAGTACGTCGCGCTCATCAGGGTCCAGCCGTTCGCGCGCCGTCTGGTACGCTTCGAGCACGGCTCGGCCCGCCAAGTCCACGGCGCTTGGGTTCTGCGGGTCGTCGCGTTCCATCACGTCGCCGTGTTGGTCTTGGCAAAGGTCAATCGGTAGCGACGTCCGCGAACAGCTTTTTCGAATCCCCCGCCATGCACAGTCAGCAATTCATCGTCATATGCGACGGAGCATTCCACACACACGAGTTTGCTATTGTGGCTTTGGTTCATGATGACCGGTGCGTCGCAGGGGCAAAGTAATTCTTGCGGCGTGCTGCCGAAGCGCACGGCGAATTGGAATTCATCGAGAAAGTATGCGTCGCAGATCTTTTTGCGCATGACTGCGTCGTGATCTCGATGAAACTGTGCGAGCAGACCTGTCGTCCAACGCCCACCGCGGTCACTGCGCAGCGCAAATGCAACATATGTCTCGCGTTCGTGCAGGTCGAGAGTTTCTTTGTCGAATTGTTCCATCAACCTGTCGGCTTGCGCGAATTCGCTTTCGAACGGCGCGATTTGGTCATAGGCTGACGCGCGGCATCTATCAGCCGCGCTGATGAGCGCTTGCGCGCGCAGTGCTGCGTGTTGTGCTTGGCGCAGAGCGGTTGCGTGGATCGGAGCGTCATGGGTACGGAATCTGGCCCACGTCATTAGGAACATCTTGGCGCGACCAGCCAAATCAGACGCTTCTGCTATCAGATTGTCAGCGATGTCAGTCTTGTCGCGCGACACGACGTATTCGAACCCATTCCGATCGAATGTGCCCATAAGTTAACTCCCATCTTCGTTCAGAGCATCCAACGATGCCTCGACGAGGCGCCGCGCGTCGGGCGACAATTCAGCGAGGAGTTTCGTCGTCTCTGTGTGCGCTGTGATAATGATCAAATCACTGCGCGACTTCAGCGTCGCGAGTTTCTTCTTCGCCGCCGTCTTGATGCGATAGATCTTCTTTTGTGCCGTTCGCGCTTTGTCGATTTCCGTCATGATTCGTTGCCTCCGGTTTTGCCCTGTGTCTTCTTCGTCGTCCTGTACAAGCCGCAACAACCGTTGTAGGGTCGCGGTCGAATGCGGCACCCAGCTCGGAATAAGAATAACCTAGCGCTTTCGCACGTCGCATCGCTTCGCCGCGAGCTTGTGTTGCAGTCCGGTTGCGATATTGACCAATGATGCCGCCACGGTCGATACCGAATTCAGCAGCTACGACGTCGATGACATCGAAGATCTGGCGCGGCACGGACACCATCATCGGAGCTTTCACTGGTCGGTCGCTTTTGCTACGACGTCGGCCAACGTTACCGCAAGCGTCGTGGTCGGTTGCACAGCCTGGCGTCTGTTGCGTATCGCCGGCCATTCACTCTCGTACCACTCGGCAAGCCTAGCTTTGCCAATGCGACCTGCTGCGCAGTTGCGGGCGGTCTTCGGGCCGAACTCACCGGCCAAAGCTCGAACCCACAATTCATCGGCGAATGGGTTGTCGCCGGCCGTCATAACCTCTCCGAGGCGCCCAGCACGGTGTAACCGGCGTACGTGCTCCCTGAACTTGGACTGCCAGTTCGACCGACGTTTGCCAGCACCGGCGCCAATAGTCCAATACGTTAGGAATTCATCGCGGGCGGCCAAGATGACATTCTCCGATACCTTAGCCCAACCAGCCAACTCGGCGACAGCGGTGGGGTGCGGGGTGAAGTCCAATGGGCAGATGATCTCACGATATTCGTTGGGATCTACTGGCGCGGGATCTTCTTCTTTTGTTTTTGCTTTTGTTTTTGCTTCTGCCTCTGCCTCTGCCTCTGTGCGTACAAGGCGTTTCACAACGTTACAAGACGTTACATCGTTACGTGTAACGCTTACATCGTTACGTGTAACGCGGTGTTTTTGTACGCGGGCTGCGGTAGCCATTTGCGTTGAAGTCCGCATTTCGCGGTAACGCCCATGGTTTACAAGCAACCAACCACCCTCGACCTCAACGATGCGTCTACCATCTTCGATTTTGCTTTGGTCGTCGGCGTCGGGTGATAAAAGTACAGAAATAGCGCGTTCGCACGCCTCTCGTGGAACCCGTGCTTGGTGCGCCAACCCCCCTATTGAAGCTCGTATGATGCCGTCTGGACCAGCCAAGACAAGCATCGTGAGCCACACTAGTCGTGTATGGTCATCTTCTAACCAAATCGACGACCGCAGGATTGTTTCGTATACTTTTACGAATCCGGACATGGCGTTACGTGTAACACACTGGCGTTACTTCGACAAGTTGGCGTTACGTGTAACGTTACATAGCGCTACGGTTCGTGTCGAACGCGATGGTAGCGGCGTAACGCCGTGGTGGCGTTACCAATGTCGTGGTAGTTCACGGTTCTTCGGGCTCCGCGTCGGCGACGATTGGTGGCAACTCGAGTCCCAAAGATTTCAATTCGCGCCACACGAGCTGGCGCACCATTTCGGATATATTCATCCGCCACGCCTGCGCACATCGCCCGAAGGCTTGGCGTTCACCCCGCGTCAGGTTGACCGTCAGAGTGATTTTCCTGCGTGGGGTTTGGACGGTTTCGTCGGGTCCCGCCTGAATAGCGGACATTAGTGTAGTACTCTGGGCGCCCACGGGTGTTGCGACAAGTTAACACACGGCTGGGGTACTGAACAAGATGTCACGAACACGTAGCGCAACGCGCGAAGCGCATCATTTTAGTTAGGCTAGCCCGCGGTGGACGGTATCTTGACGCCACGATGCGGTTGTGGGCCAGCAGAAGCCGATACTACGCCCACGTGAGCGGCAATCACGGTTACTGAATCGGCAAATGGCAAAAACACCCAAGCTGACCCCTACGTCACAGATGATCGTGGCCGAAGAACGCCGCGTCAAAGTGCTCGAGATGCGGGTAGCTGGGCATAGCCTGCGAGAGATTGCAGGCGAGACCGGCACTAGCCTCACCACCGCGTACAACGACATTCGCAAAGTCTTCGCTCGTATCAAGGACGAAGCCAACGAGACGGCCGAAGACGAGATCCGGCTCGACAGGATCCGGCTTGATCGGGCGACGAAGGCAGTTTGGTTGCGGGTCGTAGGTGGCGATCTCGCTGCCATTGACTCGTACGTGAAATTACGCGACGCCCGAGCCAGGTTGCTCGGCCTGGACGCACCGAAGCGATTGTCACATGAATTCGGCGGGCAGAGTACCGCTGCCGAAGCTGCGCGGCTCGTGCGGCAGGCGTTTGGTGAGCAGGCTGCGCCGAAGCTCAACGGCTCGAACGGAGCCAACGGCCACGGCGACAATGGACACATCGAGCCCGAAGCCAACGGCTCTTGAGGTCTACGCCGGCATATTGCCAGCTAAGGAGTGTGGTGCGCTCGAAGCGTGGCTTGGCACGTTTTACCAGTTTCAACGTGATTGGTTACTCGAGCCTTCCGATTACGCGGTTTGCAATAAGAGCCGACAAATCGGCATCTCGCACACGACGTCGGCAGTAGGCGTTTTGTGGGGCGCGTTCCACGGCGAGCTGACCACGATTATCTCGGTTGGCGAATTGGAGTCGGTCGAGGTACTCGATAAGGCTCGGCGCCATGCGTTGGTGTTGGCTGGGCTCGGTTCCGAGATGGCGTGTCCGGTGCGCGAGGGCGGCAACGTGCTGTGCTTCGCATCGGGTGGCAAGATCTTGGCGCTCCCATCGACTGGTGGTCGTAGCTTCTCCGGCAACGTTTTTCTCGACGAATTCGGCTATCAAACAGACGCCAAAGAAGTCTGGGACGCTGCAGCGGCAGTGACGCTACTCGTCGGCAAACTGCGCGCGGTCTCGACTCCCAACGGTGTGGGCAACGAATTCGAACAGCTCTGGCGACGTAACAGCGTCAAAGATCCAAAGTGGGCTCGGCACGAGATCCCCATCGAGAAGGCCATCGCAGATGGCTACCCGGTGGACATCGAGCGTTGCTGGACGATCGCACGTGGCGACTCACGATTGTTCGACCAGCTTTTCCGTTGCCAGTTTCTCGACAACGAGCAGCAATACATCCCGACCGCAGCGATCGACGCGTGCAGCGTTGACGACTTGCGATGCGCGACGGGAGAAAATTATGCGGGTCTAGACATCGGCCGCACTTCGAATCGCACTGAGCTTGTCATCGTGCGAAAAGCGACCGACGGCGTGCGGTGGACGCAACACACCGAAACGCGACAGCGTACGTCGTACGAAGACATCGAACGGCTCGTTGCGCTCGCATTTAGCCAGACGTTCCGAGTGCGCCGGCTTTGCGTTGATGCTAGCGGCCTGGGGATTTTCCCGGCGGAGCAACTCCAGCACAAATACGGGAAACACCGCGTCGAAGCGGTAACATTCTCAGCTCCGGTCAAAGAAGACCTCGCGACCGGGCTCTATTCGGCATTCGTTGATAGTACGGTGCGCATCGGCAAGCAAGACTCGTTGATGCGCGACGACGTCTGCGCCATCCGGCGTATCGTGACGAAAGCCGGCAACATTCGCTATGACGCACCAGATACCGAGCATGGTCACGCTGATCGGGCTTGGGGTCTCGCGCTCGCACTACACGCAAGTAGCAGCGCACCAGCAGCACGCCGCGAGTCGAGTCTCGACGCACGCATGTGATATTATACTGACGGAGACCCAAAAGCACCGTGGAAGCTCTCTACCGCGGTAGCGGTCTCCAACAGCACTCGCAGATGACCGCAGACGGCATCGTGCGCGGTGGCGAATCGAAACGCTTTTGGGAGCTGGACAAGCTCGAACGCTACTACAAGGGCACGCAGTATGTTGGCATGCCGTCGTGGTGGGACAAAAGCGTTCCATTACAGCAGCGTGCGCCGTGCATTATCTACCCGCTGCCACGCGCAGCGTGCGAACAGGCAACTCGCTTCACGTTCGGCGAAGGTAAATTCCCGGACGTACGTTTCGTCGGGCGCGACCCGACGCAAGACCCTGACGCCGCAGACGACGTTATCGAAGGTCTGCAACTCGCGCTGAATCTCGACGAAGCGAAGACGCTCGACGAGCTGTATCGTGGTATCCTCACGCAAAGCGGGCTCAAGCTCGTGATGCGCGAATTGCTGCGGCGCGGGCTCGCGATGCGTACGGCCGTTTGTGTCGTGACGTTACGCGACGGTGAGTTGTGCTTCGAGCCGCTCAACGCCAAATATTGCACGGCGCAGTGGGCAGACTCGCACGCAAAACGACTCGCGAGCATTTGTTGCCGGTACAAATACCCGGTCGAAGAACCCGACGATCGCGGCAAACTCGTCACCAACTGGTACTGGTATCGTCGCGACATCACGACCGAAGCAGATGTGTGTTATCTGCCGGCTCCCGTCGCAAAAGACGGCAGCGAACCGGAATGGCGTATTAACGAGGCGCGTACGGTCGTCCATCAACTCGGCTTCGTGCCGGCGAAGTGGATGCCGAATCTGCCGCAAATGGACATCGGTGATGAAGACGGTTTCGCGCTCATCGACGGACTCGAAAAGGAAATCGACGGGCTCAATTTCGCGTTGAGTGTTCGTCATCGTGGTGCGCTCTATTACGGCACGCCGCAGTACACCGAGACTGGTGTTGCCGAGGGCGATGGTCCGGCGGCGCAGATCGTACCGACTCGGCGCATCGAGACGCTACCGACGCAAGGTGGCGGGCAGATGTCCTTCGACGCAGGACCAATCGCGGTGCGCGCATCTGGTCCCGACGTCGTGTGGAGTTACCAGGCCGACAGCGCCAAAATCGGCATCATGGAGCAGACAGGCTCCGCCTCGCGTGCTGTGACCGAACACGTCGCAGATCTCCGCGCTCGTATTCTCGAAGCAATTAGTGTCGTGTTGGTTGACCCTGCTATCGTGTCGGGCAAAGCCGAGACGTCAGCCAAGGCGCTCCAACTCCTTCATCAACCGCTCCTCGCGTTGGTCGATGATTTGCGCGAGTGTTGGGGTTCACATTTTCGCGATTTGCTCGGTCTTGCGCTTCGGCTTGTTCTGCGCACCATCGAGACCGGTGGCGTAGTTTATTTGCCGCACGCGCGACGCGCTGCGAAGGTGCTTTCTCGGTTCGATCGCATCGTAGCGGTTGACGAACAATCTCCCGGCCGTCCCGTCGTGCGCCGATGGTTCCAGCCGCAGATGAGCCTGCTGTGGGGCGACCATTTCCCGGCCACGAACACCGACGTCAAGGAAGCGGTGGCTGCGGTTGCTCAGGCTCGAGCGTTCGCCAGCAAGCCTGAAGAACGCGACCCGATCATCAGCCAGAAGACCGCTGTGCGTTATGTCGCTACGTATTTCGGCGTCAACGATCTCGATGCTGAGATGAAGGCAATCGTAGACGAAAAAACCGCAGCGCACGACGTCGCGCAAAGGCGCGCAACCGACGAGCAAACATCACTCCATGCGGCAGCGGCAGCGTTGAATAAGCCGAACGGCGACGAGCTACCGCACGGCGACGAGCCGGACGATGGCGAATCTGACGCCTGAAGTAGAACGACAAGGTACACGAGCCGCAATTTCGCTGTCACGCATCGAAAACGCGACGCGAGTCAAACTCCGATTTACAGCGGCACATACAACTGCGAATCTCGACACCGAACGCGCGGCGGTAGCGCTAACGGGTGGCGTCAACGACGACGTCCAAGCAGCTCGAACTGTCGCACGGGAAGTGTCAAAGCGACGGTTCGAGGCGGAGCTTGCGGCGGCATTGGCCGCACAGGCAAAGCGCGAACAACAAACAGAACGGCGCCAACAGTTAGCGTTGTTGGCGTTGTTGCTCCTACGACGCAAAGTGCCGGAGCGCAGAGTTGAACAGGCGCATCAGATGCAGCCCATCGCCGGCCGTTTGCGGCTCGCCATCAGCGGTAACGCCAAAGCGCAGATGCGAACGGCGCGACTCGACGCGCGACGTTCCAGGTTGATAGCGACTGCCATTGGTTATTCGTGGTTAAAGGCAGCGCGCGACAAAATTCGTGCTGGGCTCGGCCACAAAGACGCGCACAGCGAAGCGCTCGGCGACATTGATTATCAGATCAAGCGCACGGCAATCACCGAGACATCGGACGCTTTCGACAACGCACGCGAATTAGCGACCGGGCTCGTAGCCGAAGAAATCGCCGAAGAGTTTCCGTTCCCCGTTCCGCTGTTCGAAGTCTGGGATGCGACAATGGATCAACGGACCTGCCGTATCTGTCGTCGTCTTCATGGCGAAGCGGTTCCGGTTGGCCAAGAGTTCGAGGGCGGAGTACGTCCCGGTTCAGTGCACCCCAACTGTCGATGCCGTGTCGTGCTGACGACCGGACTGTGAGAGAACAATGCCGTTGGCCAAAGGCCGAAAAGCCCAAAGCCGAAAAGGCATAAACGAAAACATCCGCCGCGAAATTCGGGCGGGTAAGCGACCGACGCAGGCAGTGGCCATCGCATATAGCATGGCAGGCCGATCGCGCAAGAAATCCAAGAGCCGCTAGTCGGCTCACCGACACCAAACAGGAGAGAATCGACCATGGCCGCGGTAACGAATTCCAACACGCAGGTTCACGGCTTCACGACTCCCGCCGGCCCGGCTCCTGCCGTGACGTCGAGTACGGTCATCCTCATGGGCTGCTACTTGGTGACGGAGTTCACCGGTACGTATGCCGCTGCGGACAACGCGACGATCGCTGCCAAGACTGCGATCGAAAACGCACGCCGTAACGGCAAGACCGTGACGATTCGAGATGCGGCGCTATCGTCGGCTGCCGTCGAGACGTTGGCTGGCGTGGATGCCAATCTCGGTGCCAAGACGATCGCGACGGACGGCACCGCCATCACGCTGGAGCTGACGCAGAACGACCTGTCCACCGAGCGCGCCGACGGCGCCATGGGCACGTTCAAGGCTCCGCTCGGGCTGTTCGTCTGCTTCAGCGAGGCGTGATGTCCAAGCCAAACGGTAACGTCGAGTTGACGCCAGAGCAGATCGCGGCCGAACGCGAAGACATGCTGCGTCGTCAACTCGCGCATTTGCAGAACGCGCCGGCTCCGCCGGCTCCGCCTGCGAACCCTCCGCCCGGATCCGAAGGACGCAACCCGCCCATCGGCCACGCGCACCGTAAACAGAAGCCACAGGCCGAACCGCAGCCGTAACGACGACACGACACATCTCCCATCTACCGCCACCGGTCGGGAACCACCGGGAATAGGGAGTGACATGACGACGCAAGCCGATCCGAACGCAGCACCTCCGCCTCCGCCAAATCCGCCTCCTCCACCATCGGATCCGCCGGACGAGAAAAAACTGTCGTTGACCCAACAGGCGCTCAACGATCGACTCGACCAGGCGAAGCGTTCGGCGAATGCGGAATTGCTCGCGACGCTCGGCGTGAAGGACCCTGCCGAAGCCAAGGCCAAGCTCGACGCGCTGCGTGCGACTGAAGACGCGCAGAAGACCGAAGCGCAACGGCAGACCGACAAGATCGCTGCACTCGAACCGAGGGCAGCCCGAGCCGACGTACTCGAGCAGCGCGTGTCGGAGTTGGCAGCGCTCGAATTGGGCAAGTTGCCGCCGGAGCATAAAGCTTTCGTCGAAGACATGACGAAAGACCCGGCCGAGCAGTTGCGAGCGATCACAGCGCTGCAGGCGCGTGGTGTGCTCAAAGCCGGAACACCCGGCGCTGCACTGCCACCGCCAGCACCACCGGGTGCGAATACGACAGGCGCCGGTGCGCCTCCGCCAGCGGGTGGAGCGCTTACTGCGCCATCAACACCAGAGCAACACCGAGCCGAACACGACAGGCTCGTCAAGGCTGGCGCTCTAGCTCAAGCGGCAAACTATATGCGTCGCAACGGGCAAGAAATCGCCAAGTCTGCCAAAAACTGACTCGCGCCCACCGGGAAAACGGGCGGCGCTAACAACAACACCAGACAAGGAACGCTACGACCATGTCCGTCAATCGCGCCACTCTCCCGAGCGAGTTCTACGACATCACCTCTGCCGAGCTGCTCCAGCAGCCGGAGCCGCAGTACTTCCACGCTGCGCTCGGCTTCACCGGGCTGATGAAGGCGGAGCTGGACACCGTCGGCCCCGTCGGCATGCCAGGCCGTACGGCAGGAGACCAAGGAGCACAGTACGGTGGCTGGTTCCAGCGTGTGCTGGCCGAACCGGGCGAGTTGGCCAAGTTCGGCGAGGCAATCAAAGTCGTGACGGAGCTGGGCAAGGCTCCCGGCCACACCGTTCGCATGAACCGCCCGCAGTTCAGCGGTGGTGGCTACAGCGAAGCAGCCCGTCGCATCACGCCGACAGCGACCATCTCGACCACACCGATCGATCTCTCAGCCGAGCAGGTCTCGATCACCATCGAGCGCTACGTCGGCCCGTTCGCCGTTGCCGGCACCGTGCCGCAGCCGTACGCGGTCGATCGCTTCGACGCGACGATGTCGATCCACTCGTTGGCGAGCGTCGTCGGTTTGCACATGCGCCGCGATTACTCGAAGTGGCTCGATACGGTCCTCAAGGATCGCTACGACGTTGCCACCAACATCAGCTTCCCGACTGGCATCGTCGCGGACGTTGGTATCACTGGCATCGCGACGGACGGGCTGACGTTCGAACATCTGACGCGCGTGCAGCAGGCGCTCAAGGATCGGTTCATCCCGACCTTCGCGAACGGCCGTTACATGGCCGTGCTACACCCGGCACAGACGCGGCAGCTCGCGAATGACGCGCCATTCCAGCGGCTCGCGGTGTTCATGCGCGACGTGAACCCGGTTTTCCCTGGTTATTTCGCAAGCATCACGGGGCTCGACATTTTCGAGTCTTCGACGCTGACCTCGACGGCCACCGGCGGCGGCGGTGCCACCGTGCTGCGCGGGCAGGCGTTCGGTCCGAACGCAGTCGGCTGGGGCATCGGCGAGTCACCGCGCGTCATGCCGAGCACGGACGACAACTACGGCGAAACCGTCAAGGTGGTCTGGATCCTCTACGGCGGCTTCCAGACGCTCGACCAGCGGTTCATCCAGAGCATCCGCACCGGCGCGGTCTAAGCCGGAGCGAGCTGACGGCCGACCGTGGCATTAGTCGAGCCCGAACGCACTAGCGTCATCACGCGAGTGCGTTACGAGTTGGGCTTTTCTGCGGTCGGTCTGGGCGGCCTGCCCTATCTCGACCACGCATTCATCCCGGACAAGTCGATCGACAACCTGACTACCGGGTCAGAGACGTCGAGCATCACCGAAGTGACCGCAGCGTCGGTGCAAGCAGGCACTCCGACGACGATCACGTTGGCGTCGGGCGTTGGGTTCGCCACGATGATGAAAGCACACGTGGACGCAGGCCCACGGCGCGAAATCGTGACGTTCCAGTTCGTGAGCGGAACGGCGGCCACGGCGGTGTTCAAACAACCGCATCTCGGCACGTACACCGTCGAAGCTGATGGCGGAGTGCCGATGCTTCGCACGATTCTCGGCATCCTTGACAAGCTCGCCGTAGACATCGACGACGCTCGAGCCTCTGCTGCCGTGAAAAAGATCGACACTGACATCGAATTCTTCCCATCAGAAGAACGACAACTCAGTCGGGTTACCGAACTCGAGCAGCAACGCGACCACTGGCGCGGTGAGCTAGCATCGTTGCTTCAATTGCCGCGTGGTTTGCTTACTGGCGGCCAACGCCGAGCAGCCACACGCGTTGAGGTTTTCTGATGGGCCTACAAAACGTCGGCCGTGTTATTGCGCAGAAGCTTCGCGCTATTCCAGGTAAGCTCGGGTTACGCGCTTACACGGTACAACGAGTTCTGCGACAGTGGGACGGAGCACGGGCTGGTGAGGGCAACCTCACTGAAACCGTTACGCAAATCGTCGTCGGCGAAGGTCAACCGCCACAGGTGCGGTGGCTCACTGACGAGGAGCTTGCGTTGGGCGGGTTCGATAAGGGCACCGTTAAGGTGGGACCAGTTACACCGACGACTCCAGGCGGCGGGTATGAGACGGAATTTTTGCGTCCGTTCCCCCCTCCCAACACATTACTGCATTACGTGTTGACCGGGCCGGAATATCCGCGTGGCGCCAATTTTGGGCTCGCGCGCATTGACACCGAACGCAGCATCGGCATCGACCTTTACCTCACGCGCATCGCAGACAGTCATCACGACGTAGCATGATATGGCCGATGATTTCCTCTTCGCGCGGTTTGGTGACGTACAATTCCCGGTGCCTGGCACCGACGTCGCCGACGACCAGTTGTTCTCTGCGTTTGATCCAGTACGCGATACGTTGATCGCGTTGTTTCAAACGGCGCTTGTCGCCGAGTTAGCAAAAGCGTGGAATGTGGCACGTGTCGGCACTCGGCTTTCTGACAGAGAGCCTGTCGCTGATGTGTTACATGAGATGCCGCGCCGCGGGTTGTTACAGCAACAACTCTTTAAATATCCGCTGTTGTGCGTTTATCGCACGAGCAGCACTAGCGACGAGCTGACGTTGTGGCGTGAACGCATCACACAACTTTGGGGTGTGGATTACATCATCGGTCCGCTCGATCCGGCGGAATATCGCCGCCTCGGCGGCGCCCTGCAGGCCGCACAAAAACTCTTGCAACTCACGCTTCGACAGAGCGGGCATCCGGCATATCTCGGTGGTCGCGTCGTGCTGACTCCCGACAACGGTGGACTCGACACTGCGCGTGTCGTCTCCACGCAAATTGGCCCGGCACAATACGGCGAAACCGACGAAGGCCAAGAGTTCCACGCGATGAGCATGGTACTCGAAACGACTGAGCTGGACGCGCTCGACCTCGACGCCATCCCGGTATTCGAAGGTGTGACTGCGACGCTCGGTGTTGGCGATGCGTTTCAGGTGTTCCCCGATCTCGTGGTCGGCGATACATCAGTGCCGTTGCAACCTCCGCCTCCGCCATGATCGACGTCGGCCGCATCAAACAAGCGCACAACGTCTTCTTGAATCGGCTCGTCACGGCGGTTGATGGCGAAGTCGCACAAGCGGCAGCGTTCGGCATCGGTCACGTGCGGCAGTTCCCGCGTGGATTCAAGCATCACACTGGTAGATTGGCTGCAGCCACGACGTCGAAGGTTACATCAAATCGTTATTCTTGGCGTGTGGCATTGCTCAATCGAGCACAACACGCAGGCCCGATCGATCGTGGCGCTCGAGCCCACGTAATTGCGGCACGCCGTGCACCGCTTTTGGTGTTTTACTGGCCGAAACTCGGACGGATGATGTATCTGAAGTCCGTCAACCATCCTGGCAACAAGCCGTACCGTTTCCTGTGGCGCGCGACTCGCGCTGCGTTCCGCGTGGCCGTCATTGGGATTGGCCGCGCAGCAAACCGCATCGCCTCACAGTTCTAATATGACCCAACAGCCCGTTCTCAATTTCTACGCACGCGGAGACCTCAAGGTCTCGGTTCCCGGCCATCGTCCGATGGTTGGTCAGGTGCCGCGTTACGTCGGGCGCGATTTCGTAGCGGCAGGCATGTCGCATCCGGCGACGCACGAACCGTTTTCGATTCCGGTGAAGCGGCCCGAAGCGGCCAGACTCGTCAAGATCGTTCGGCGAGACGCCGCGCTATGGCCGGCAGACGTCGAGACTGCACGCGTTTGCAAAGTTCCATTCGTCCCGGTGGAGTGGGTAGAGGGTGAATGGATCGAGCAAAAGCAACAGACCAAGTCGGCCGCACGAGCTGCGGTCGGGAAAGACTGAGCTGAGCGATGGGACTCATCCCGATCACCGGCGTACCCAGCAATTTCCGTGTTCCGGGTCAGTACGCCGAAGTCATCTTCGCTCAGGGACCGAGCACTGCGAGCACCGGGCCACGTGAAGTCATCATCATCGCGCCGAAGACGGCAACTGGTACGTACGTCGTCAACACGGTGAACTCGGTGACGAACGAAAACCTCGCCGAAGTCGGCGGTGGTTCCGGTTCGCCTTTGCATCGTGCACTGCGCATGGTGCTGCGTTCGAACAAACAGACCAAGCTGTGGGCTCTGCCGTATGACGCCAGCTCCGGCGGTGGTTCGGCTGCTGCGACGTCTACCGTGACGTACGCTGGCGCTCCTACCAAGACCGGCGTGACCACCGTCACGATTGCAAGTGAGCCGTGTTCAGTGTCTTTCTCGACAACCGACACGCCGACGACAATCGCAGCCAACCTGGTGCTCGTGGTCAACAGCCGTACGTTCTTGCCTGTGACGGCCACGTCGGCGCTTGGTGTAGTGACGCTCACCGCAAAGATCGCGGGAGCCTCGCAGGGCGATGGTACGGTGCCGGTCATTCGCGTGCGTGCGGAGATCGACACTGGCGTCACGACTACCGTTGCGAGTAGCGGTCATCTCGGCAGCGTGGTGGCTGGAGCCGACGGTGCGGTGACGGAGCTTTCGAACCTCACTGCAGCACTGGCGACGATCGAAGCGCGCCGGTTCTATTACATGGGGATCACGATGTTTTCGAGCACGGCGCTCACTGCGCTGCGCACGCACATCACAAACAAGAGTGAACCGCGCCCTGGTCTACGGTCGGTCGGCGTTGCCGCATTCAACGGTATTCTCGCCACTGCGCAGACGACGGCGACAGGCCAAAACTACGAACGGCTGCAGTTCGTGTGGCAGCCGCAGAGCGAACACGACCCGGCCGAGCTGATGGGCAATGTCATTGGTATTCGCCAGAAGCGCGAATCCACGGACAGCGCTTTCAATCTCGACGGTTACAGTGCGTCGGATTGGCTCATTTTGCCAGCGTTCGCCTCGAGCGACTGGCCCGACACCGATGACCAGAACGACGCGCTCAACGATGGTGTCACGCCGATCGCCTCGAACGGCTCGCGTAGCTATCTCGTGATGTCTGTCACGACGCGCAGCAAGAATAGCACCGGTGCGGTGGACGATTTCCGTGCGAGCGAAACACACCGGGTGAGCGTCGCCGACGATTTCACCGATACACTGTTGCTGCGGCATCAGCTCAATTACCAGAACAAAAAGCTGAAGAAAGACGAACTCCTGCCGGACGGGTCAATCAACGTCAACCAACGGCTCGGCCGCGATGTTGTGACGCCGGAAACGTACAAGCCATTCGTTCGTGGCATCCTCAGCGAGTTCGGCGATCCTTCGGCTCCGCGTCTGCAGGATGTCGTGACGTCGAGCACCAACATGCAGGTGGACGTCGATCCTTCGAACAGCGGCAGGCTTGAGTTGGGATGCGACCTGCACGTCATCGATCTGTTGCACCAGCTCACAGCACGACTCGCCGAAGTCTCGACCGGCTAACGGTCGAACCCACATCTCGAAAGGTAGATCATGGCTACGCTACGCGAACATGCGCGGATGGCGATCTTCATCGACCAGACGTTCATGGTCGAGATGACGAATCTCGAGATGGTCACGAACAGTGGCCAGCAGCGCGTCGATGTGCTGAACGAAGGCTTGGCCGGGTTTACTCCTGGTTCTGGCGACGTCACGATCACGGGTGGCTTCGCTGTGCCGATTGGCGGCCAGGAATTCCCGTTTCAGCAGTCGTGCGTCGAAGGCAGCATTCACACGCTGCAGCTTTCGGTAGGTGGTGAAGACTACACCGGCAAAGGCAAATTCATGGACACTCGCGTCAGTCAGAGCGTCAATGCCAACGTAGAAGGCTCGTTCACTTGGACGGGTCAGTTGAGCGCAATGGAGTAGTCGGGCGCGGTGCAATGCGCCGCTAACAGCCCGACTACTCGTGACAAAATGAGCGCGCAGGCCGAGCCTAGCGAGCTACCGAGCCCCGATGCACTGGCAAGTAAGCCGGCGTCGGGGCTTTCGTCGTATCAGGCGACGGGCAAGCAGCGCTGCTCGTGCGGCGCAGCGGATCATCCGCTGGCGACAGACCTCGTGTCTTGCGTGCGCTGCGACGGCACCGGTTGGGTGAGTTGATGCCCGGACCGCCCAACGACGTTCCCGCGTCCGAGTTGTGGCGCCGATTGTCGGAATCGCCATGTCCGAGCGAAGTCATCGACTTCCCACGGCGCGACGCGAGGGGCAAACCGCTCGGGCAGGTACGGATCCAAGTATTGCAGATGGAACAACACGACGAAGCTCGCATTCGCGCGCACATGGCGCTCAAGACGAAACGACTCGACACCGAAGATCTCAAGGGGCCGAGCATTCAAGAAGTCTACGGTGACATGGTTGCGCGCGAATTGCTCGCGATGGCGTGTGTGACGCCAAAAGCGCTCAATCCAGACGACATCACGCCCAAGTATGGGCGCATTTTTGCTCGACCCGAAGATCTCGGAAGGCTGACAGCGGACGAAATCAACGTGTTGTTCACCGCGTACACGATGGTGCAACACCGTTATGGTCCATACGAAGGTAGTATCGAAGACGATACACAACTCACCGCGTGGTTGCGGCGTCTCGTGGAGGGCGCTAGCGCCTACCCTTTAGCGCAACGAAACTGGCATCAATTGGTCGAATTAACTTCATCGTTGGCGGGTCGCGCTTACATGCTTTCCGCAATCCTGGAGTCCCTGTACTCGACCTTGCCCGATACTTTGCAGTCGAGCCTCGCCGCCTTGGGTATTGGCATTGGTTACTTTGGCGAGCAGCCTGTGAACGATATTCAGAATGGCTCGCCACATGAAATTCCAGATCCTTTCGAACGTCCTGAAGGTTGGACGCCGCCAGAGCCGATGACACTCGAACAGGCTGCGCGTGCGGCAGAACGGCTGCACAAAGGTGCACTGTAATCAATGCCGGTTCTGCAGTATGACTTCGCTGTAGTGGGTCTCGGCGTCGTCAATAAAGCGCTGTCGTCGATCGAGCGTCGTTTCGTCGAGCACAATCGGCGAGTATCGCAGACGCTCGGCACACGTGTTGGCGGTCGTCAGACTGTGGGCGGTGCGACGCGTACACGTCTTGGTGCAGACAATTCGTTGCGTGGGCTTGATCAGATTGGCAAGGTGGCTGCACGCGAAGAAATGAAGCGCCACCAACTTCGGATGCGCAACATCCAGAAGGAAAAAGACGCACACGCGAACGCGTTCCGTGATATTGGGCGCGTAGCAGCTCGTGAAGAAGCCAAACGCATGCGGCACGAACAGCGTGCCGTCATGGTGCAGGGTCGGGGTCGAGCCGCAGCGCGTGAACGGTTCGCTCGTAGTACGATGGGCGTTGCCGGTCGTAGTGTTGCCGGTTCGGTGCGTGCTGTTGGGGCGGTCGGTGCTGGTGCACTCGCCATCGGCGGTGGTGCTGCCGTTGCATCATCGCTACAGAGCGAAATCGAGATCGACAAGCGCGTACGTCAGGCTATCATCAACGCGCGCGGTGCCGGCGAGAAAGGTGCCTTTTCTCCGGAACAGCTCCGGTCGCGTGTGCGCTCTGCTGCTATCGCCGGAGCCCGTCCCGAAGAAGAAGTAATGGGTGGAGTCGAGGCGTTCGTCGCCAAGACTGGTGACATCAAGGGCGCTGTGGCCAATTTGCAAATGTTTTCGACCGTAGCGGCGGCGACTGGCGCCAATGTCGAAGACATCGCGAGCGCAGCAGCCGATCTCGCAACAAAGTTTGATTTGGCCGATCCTAAGGAGATGGCCAACGCTTTGGCAGCTTTTGCGTTCCAAGGGAAAAAGGGCGCATTCGAATTGCGCGCTATGGCCGAGTTGATGCCGCGCATGGGCGCAGCCGGAGCGCGGTTTGGCATGAAGGGCGCGAAGGGAGCGCGCGAGCTGGGCGGTATGGCCCAGATTGCGATGACCGCGGCGGGCAGTCCAGAAGGAGCCGCAACCGCAGTCGAAGCTACGCTCCGCCAACTCGTTGCCAAAGCAGGTGAAATTCAGAGTGGGAAAGCGCTCGGCGGTAAACGTGTGAACGTGTTCGAGGGTGGCGATCCAACGAAGGCAGCCCGCAACGCACGCGATGTAATTGGCGATGTCATCTCTGCATCGGGTGGCAATCTCGTACAATTGCAGAAGGTGTTCGGCGATGAAGGTATCAAAGCCATCTCGCCACTGGTCACGAAATTTCGCGAGGCAGCAGACAAAGTCGGCCCCAAGGGCAGTGACGCCGACCGCACAGCAGCCGGGCGTAAAGCCGTAGAAGACGCATTCAGCAGCGCCATCGATGCGGTCGGCGATTACAGCGACATTCAGAAAGACGCCGCTGACGCAACTGCGGGGACGAGCGCGCAGATCGAACGTGCGCAGATCAAATTCCGTGAAGCCATCGCAACGAATCTGTTGCCAGCGCTTACGAAATTGATGCCGTCGTTCGAGAAGTTGATCCCCGTCGCAGCTAAAGGGGCAGAGTTGCTAGGCAAGTTCATCGATGAGTTGGCCAGCAAGCCCATCACCACAATTGGCAAGCTCATCGCTGCAAAGCTTGTGTTCGACCTCGGGGCAGCCGGCATCGGTGCTGCCGTAAAAGCTGCACTCACAAGGCTACTGACTGGTGGTGGTATTCCACCCACCGGTGGCGGTGGTGGACCAGCGGGCAAAACGACAGTTGGTGGTGTGCTCGGAGCTACACAAACTGGACTCGGACTCGGAACACTCGCAGCAGCCGGCATCACTGCATATGGTGTTGGTGCGTTCGAGGGTTCGGAGGCAGAAGCCACCAAAGGATTGAAGAGCTTACAATATCAAAAGACCGGCGGCGACGTCGCATCGGCAGAAGCTGCATTGGCGCAAGAGAAGAAACGGCTCGCGTCGATGCAGGAGCCGACTGAACGACTCAAGACGGTCGAGAAGATCGGGTTGGCGACTGGTGGCATTGGTGCGCTTCCGTTTTATGCTCTGCGTAAGCTTGTAGCCGAGCCCGCAACACAAAGCGCCGTCAATACCCAAAAAGGGACGGTGACTGACTTCGAAACGCTGGTCGCAACGCTCAAAGCTGGTGGTGACAGTGCAGCAAAATCGCTCCAAGAAGGAGCGTCAGCAGCTAAAAAGACACTCGAGTCCGCGCAGCCGGGCGGTGGCACTGGCCAACCCAATCGCGGTACGTCACCGACCGAGCCGCGCCGCTAATCGCAACAGGTTACTTCATTGCCCGAGTCGAGCACGAACACATAACAGCCGACGTCGAGACCGTCGGCACATTGCCCCTTGGCACACGTTCGAAGCAATCCGGCTCCGGCTCTTCGGGGCAATTTATACGGGAATCCGAACGAACACGCCTGTCCCCCGGTATGGCATGTAAGCCACACTGGAGCGATGTTGACGTCGGCCGTATCAGTATCGAGCCCAGCGTCCACAATGCCACCTTGCCCAGCGGGGGAGCGCCGTTGGTGCCTCCCGGCGCCCCTCCGTTGGCTTCTCCTGCGGACCCGCCCTTGACCCACCAGCAGAAGTCACAAAAGTTCCCCCGATGCCTGTCCCGACGTCGGGCTTCACAATGGCAACATCGGCGCCGGAGTCGCCGTCTCGGGTGACGCCAGAAACCCGAGACGCGCACGACAGACCCAAGGCCAGTACGACGGGCAAGCGGAACATCTTGACACAAAACGTAAACCCAGATCGTTCCGCGAACAATGACTGACCTTCTCGCCCAACTCCCGCATATGTCATGGCGAGGGATCGTTGTGCCTGTGACGTCGCGCTCGGCGAGCTTCAGTCAAGAGCAGATTCAGCACAAGTTCAGCTACAAAGACCAAGAGATCGTCGAAGCGCTCGGTGCGAAAAACTTCACGTTCTCATATGCGATCCCTTTCCGCGAAGACATCATCAAGGGACCGTATTCGCAACTGTTCACGTCGGGCTACCCGCAATTCGTACTCGCTTGCCGTGATCGTTCGCCCGGTGATCTCGTGGATCCAGTACTTGGAACGTTTCGCGCTCGGTGTGTTTCGTTTAGTGACGACACTGATCCGAACAAGCGCGACGGAACCGACGTACGCGTAGAATTCGTACACGCGCCGTTGCTCGACGACATTGATATCTTGCAGGGTGGCATCCTTGACGTGCATTCAGCGCGCGACGATGCGCAATCACTCGACGACGAAGCGCTCACCGTCAATTGGGAACAAGAAGAACCACCCGAAGCGACGGTAGACCCGTTGGCTGCCATCGATGGGTTTGGCCGTCAGATCGAGAACGCTGGTAATCGCGTCTCGGCGCAACTCGACAAGGCAGCGTTTAAACTAGAAAAACTCGAGACTACGGTCGATCGTCTACAAAATCCAAAAGTGTGGCCGCTCAAGCGATCGGCACGTCGTCTGCGTGGTGCGGTGGTCCAGTTACAAGAAACTGTCGCGCGTACCGAACGCAAGGTCAAAGAAAAAGTGTTGCTCTTCGCTCAGGGGCCTAGCGCCATTGCCAACGATGTGCAAAACAACCTACAGGATTTGCTCGGCCTGAATCCGGAGTTGGCGCGTTCGCCGACCACGCGTAAGGGACAGCGCATCAAGTATTACGCAAAGTGATCCGTGGCAGAACAGGTTGACCCGCGGCTCACGGTACGGTTGCAACTCCTCGGGCGAGATATCACCACTGTCAAATCGTATACGATAACTTCGTCGTATATGACTAGTACCGACGGCTGGGAAGTCATGTTGTATGATACGCGCCGCGAGAATCTGCGCGGGCTCGAAATGCAGCCAGTCGAGCTGCTCATCAACGACTGCTCGCAGGTTCTCGGTCGCGTAGAAGTAACAGACATCGGCGGAGACGGTTCGGCTGTCACGGTGCGTGGGCGCGATTTCATAGCGGATCTCGTCGAATGTAGTGTCGATCCGAGCGTCAAGATCAAAGCTGGAGTCACGGTCGCTGATGCGATTACGTTGGCTGCTGGCCCCGTCGGTATCGACACAGTTGTTAGTGACGACGATATCGCGATGCGTGACATTCGCTCTGGCAAAGAAGTAACGAAACCGGGCAAAGCGCTCAAGAAATTTCTCGACGGCAAGCTCGACGAATACAAACCGCAGCCTGGCGAGGGGGTCTTCGCTTTCTGCGATCGCATTGCAGCCCGTCAAGGCGTCACGATTCAGCCAGGCAACACGCGACATACAATCGTACTCGCGCGACCGCGCTATGATCAAGCCGCGCTTTACAAAATCCGACGTCTGGCCGGCGACGATGCGAGCCCCAATAACAACATCGTGTCGGCGCAGGCCACGCGCGATTATACAAGTTTCCCGACTTTTTGCTTCTTCACTGGCAAGACCGGTCGCGCAGGCAAGAGTAAAACGGGTACGGATATTAGCTTCACGACGGCGGCGCTGACAGCGGAGATCGGTGGCGAGTTGGCTGAGACGCTCGACCTTTTCGCATTCAAGAACCGCATCAAGCCGAACGAAGGTAACCCATCGGCACGCGGGTCGTTACTTTATCGGTTGTTGTATTCGCGCGACGAACAGAGCCGGAATCAAGACCAATTGGAGCGCGCAGCTTTGCGTGGTATTGCCGAACGACTCAAGGAAACGCTCCGCTACGAAGTGACGTTACGCGGTCATGCCGACCCAGAGACGGGCGCCAATTGGGCCATCGACACCATCGTACACGTCATCGATGAAGTGTGCGGCATCGATGAGCCGCTGTGGATCGAAGAGCGCGTTTTCTCGTATAGCGAAGGGTCAGGCGCCACGACGAAGATCGTGTGCTGGCGGCCAGGGAGTTTTCAAATCTAATGGGTATGGCGACACCGACCGATTACCTACCGACACAGACGACGATCACCCCATGGGCGTGGACGTTTACGGTCAACGTCAGCATGGGAAGCGCCGCGTCAGTTGTCAGTAAAACCGTCCGTGTCCTGACCGAGGCAGAGGCCAAGGCCGAAAAGTTGTTGGCCTGGACGATGCGAGCGCTTGAGATGTGGCGTCGGTGGCTGCGCTCGGTGCGCATTACAGCTCCGGCGAAATCTTTGTGGTACTCATCGCCCACGCGCACGTGTTCGTTATCTGGTAGTTGGCGTGCGCAGGGGCCGCCGTGAGTGACGCTGATATTTGCACGCTTGGAGCGTCGCAGCTCGATGGTTCTTCGAATTTGCCTCGGCTGCAGGCAGTGGTCCCACTCACACAAGCGGACTCGACCGATGCCGAGCAGTTTGGAGAAATAGATAATTTCCAGGCGCTCGGGCTCACGGTGCTGCCATTCCCGGCGAACACTGATGGTCACGCTGAAGGCATCATCCTCCGTGACGTCGGCAACACAGATGGTGTCGTCGTTGGTGGACGTGACGAACGTTGCGCTGGCGTTTATGGCAATCTCAAGCCGGGCGACACTGCGTTGCATTCGACTGACCCAGACGCCAGCGCTCAAGTGCAGTGCAAGGCGAACCGGATTGTCAGCGCCGTTACCAAGGACAGCCAGGGCGAGACGATCACCGTCACGCTCGACGGCGAGGGCGATAACATCACCATTGCTGGGTTCGGCGGCGTTTTTCAAATCACACGTGACAACGGTATGATGCTCGCGCAAGAAAGTGGTGGCAAGAGTTGCGCGATCATGATGAAGGACGGTGTGGTTAGCATCATCGGCATTATCGTGCTCGGCGGTGCCAAGCCTGGACCGCCACTCGTCGTTGCCGGCGCGGTGCAGTTGCCATCGTTGGGAGTGTTCCTCGGTGCGCCGTGAGCCTGTGCAACTTCGCACTGCCGACGCTCGCGCTGCCGAGTTTGAGCCTTTCGTTGCCGTCGCTGCCGCCATTCCCGCCGACGCTGAAACTGCCAAGCTTCCCACCCGGACTCAAGCTGCCGTTGTTGGCGTTGCCATCGCTCTCACTCTCGCTGCCGTCGCTGCCGCCGTTTCCACCTACGCTCAGGCTCCCCAGCTTCCCACCCGGCCTGCAACTGCCCCTGCTCGCGCTGCCGTCCCTTTCACTATCACTGCCGAGTCTCCCGCCATTCCCGCCAACGTTCACCCTGACCTGCCCGTTGGATTGAGTCGTTGATGGCGATTGGTTCTGGCCCCATTGGTAGCGGACCGTTTGGTATTGGGACACCAGTGAGCGGTGTGGCTCCTCCGATTGGACCTCCAGCAGGTGCACGTTATATCGATCCAGGTGCGCGCGACTACACAATTGACGACAGCACCGGACAGTATACACGGATGCCCGTCGTGCGCCAGCGCATGCTTATTAAGCTGCTTACGGTGCGCGGTAGTTCAACAGTATTGCCAGAGCTGGGACTCGAAGTCCCGCGTAGGATTGGCCCAGATTTCGAAGCGCGTGTACGGTCGATGATTCGTGTGGCATACAAACAAGAAACTGACATCGACAAAGTTGCACGCATCGACGCGGTGCGCATCGATCGCAGCACGATTACCGGTCGCGTGACGATTACAATCGAATATACTGACCTCACCACAGGACAAACCGACGAGTTGACGGTCTAATGGTACTCCAGCCTGGCAAATTGTTCGTGCCGAAAGATGCGGCTGAGCTGCGCGACGACGTCCTGACGGACATGCGTCTCGAATTGCTTGCTGCCGGCGTGACGAATCCGCCAGTGCAACCCAATACTGACCTTTACGTGTTGGCAACTGCGCAGGCCAACATCGCACTCATCCAATATGCGAACCTCGCGATTTATGACGACGACAGCGATGTTCTAACCGCGACGGGCGCAGCGCTTGATACGATCCGTGAAGCGTACGGGTTGCCGGTCGTACCGCCTGCACCTTCGAGTGGCCGTGTTGTTGCTTCTGTGACTGGCGGTGGCGCAGTCACGGTCGTCGATGGATCAGTTGCGGTTCTGCCGAATGGGCTCCGCATTAAAGTATCGGGAACGCATCTTGGTGTGATCACCGGAACAGAGATCTTGGTGGTCGGCATCGACACCGGATCGGCGACGGACCTCGCCTATCCTAATGTGGTGCGATGGGTCGCTCCTCCAGTGAACCTCGAGACTGAGGCGCGCGTTTCGCAAAACGCACCGCTGACCGGTGGTACTGACGCGGAAACCGACGAACGCAAACGCGATCGCATCCTCAACAGGCTGCGCAACCGGCCTGCTGGTGGTAATTGGGCGCACATGCGAGAAATCTCGCTAAATGCGTTGGGTTCTGTTCAGGATGCATACGTTTATCCGGCACTCGGTGGTCCTGCATCAACAAAGGTTACAATCGTCAAAGCATTCGAGCCTGACATCAGAGATTTTTCTCGTGCGTTTGGTGCGGCAGCTCTACTAATTGTACGGGCGGCATTGCACGCTGAGATGCCGAGTCCAATGGAAATCGTCGTCGGTACGGTGACAGACGAAGTTACCGACGTTGCCGTGCGCGTTACCATTCCAGATAGCTCGTTGTCGGGTGGAGCTGGCACGGGGTGGCTCGATTCGGCGCCGTGGCCGCCGCTAACCGGTCTCGAAACGCGTGTGCTCATCACGGTTTCGACTGATGAACAAAATTTCACGGTTGGCGCGGCGACGGTGGCAGCGCCCATTGCAGGCCAAACTCATGTCGTCTGGTGGAATCCCGTAGATAGAAAAGCGGAAACGCGACTCGTGACGGCGGTGGCTGGCGGTGCCGGTGCTTGGGCACTCACTGTTGATGTACCGTTGGCCGATAGTCTTGGTGGCATTCCACAAGTCGGCGACTATGTTAGCCCTGCTGCCGTCAGCAGCGCCACATATGGCGATTCGTGGGTTACTGCGATTGGAGTGTTGGGTCCCGGTGAGAATACTGCCGATCCGTTCCGGTTGCCTCGAGCTTTACGGCATCCGTTCGTCGAAGACGAAGATCCCAGCGATTTGACGGTGCTTTTGCTCAAGGTGTTGCTCGACACACATCCCGAGATTCATGACATTCAGTATTCGTTCCGCAGCTTGACGACACCAACAGTACCAGGTAGCGTAGCGACGAATCCAAACATTCTCGTGCCGAGACACTTCGGCGTGTACCAGATCTAATGGACCAAGACCAGTTACCCGAACGCAGCAGCCATGTTGCTGTACAAAGGGACGGTCTCGTTCGATGGGAAGCTGTGCGTGGTGATGGTGATTTCTTTGTGCATTTCACATCTGAGAGCGCGCGGTCGCTCGGCCACGCACTCATCCGAGCAGCTCGCGTAGCCGATCTAATCAAAAAGATGACTAACGCGCCGGGTGGAGACACCTGATGGCTGTCGTTCCCACAGGTAACCCGGCATGGAATCGGACCAACGACCACGTCGATTACGGTGGTGATCTTAACAAGATCAATTACGAATCGCAAGGTGCCGTCAACCCGCGCACTGATTTGACGGCTGAGCAGGTCGTGCGCATCGCGGCCGACATGGCTGCAGTCATGCGCGCTTCGGGGTTCGCCACGATTACGTTGCAATGCAACGACACCGTACCTGCAGCACCGACGATTCTAGATTACGATGGGATGTTTGCCCCACCAATCCCGACACGCAACGGTAACGGTGATGTCACGCTGACGTGGCTTGTGGATTACGCTGATGAATATGGTGTGATAGCCGACACCGACATTAAGCACGGCGGTGCACAGGTACATGGCACCGGTAATTTCACGGCAGCAGTGGAATTACTTGACCCTGACCTCAATCTGAAGAACGAAGTTGTTCGAGTTAGATCGTTTGCTGCTGCGACCGGTGTTGCGCTCATCGACCCGAAGCTCACCGTCGAGATCGCCTAATGCCGCTTGGTGGGTTTGCCCCGTTGCCGTTGCGGCTCGGTGGTACGCCACAAAACGGACTGACCGCAGAACAATTTGCGCGGATGGCGTCAGACCTCGCAGCGATTGCGCGTTCGAGTCCATTCGCGCGCATGACGTACAGCGGCGCACCGGTCATTGAAGCGTATACTGGCTGGAACGGCATTGCGTCGGCGTTTGTGGCAGGAGTCACTCCAACACCGACGATCGTGGGCGTCGGGCACTTCATCTGGACGTGGCCGGTGACATATCTCGACGAGTACCAAGTCGTACATCATCCTTTCATTCGTCACGCTCGAGCTACGATTCATGGAGCGGCGGCAGGATACGCAGACGTGCAGATCGATTTGGCGCGGTCAGTGCGTGTTCGTAGTTTCTTGGCTCCGGCTGCTCCGGCAGCACTGCGCGTAAGCCTCAAGGTGTGGTGAGATGCCGCTCGTCACGATTGACCCTTCCGGACCTCCGCTCACCGAGCGACGGCGTACATTTGCTGATTATGGCGGGTCTGTTGATAAAGCCGACAGCGAGACCGAAGGAATCACACCGTACGCGTACGGTTGGTATCGCGAATTCAAGAATATGCGCGGTTCGGCGTATCGCGCCGACATGGCAGGACTCGTGCACGCTGAGAATCTTGCGTTTGCACGACAAAACGCTGCAGTTACGCGATCCGGTGAGAAGCTTGCTGCGAATCGGTTGCCAGGCACGAGTGACGAAAAACTGCAAAGTTGGATCAATGCGCTCGCAGTAGATTTGCGCCAAGAAGATCGTGATTCGGACATCCGACAGCGTGCAGCAGCAAAATTCCGTGCTGTCGTCGGTCCGACATTACAAAACGAAGACGATTCTATTGCCGACATGCTCGGCGAGGCGTTCGTTCGTACGTGGCGTATCGAAGGTGTAGATCTCGCGACGCCACCAACGCAAACGTTCTGGCCCGGTGTTAATCCAGGCCCTGTCGGATATAGTCTCGGCGGTGGTGCATGGCTGTCGGAACGCGCACATCTCACAGTCGAAGTACAGCAGCCAGCGACGATGACCGACACCGATTTCCTAACGCTGACGAACGTCTACCTGTTCGATCTCCTCGACGCCATGTTGCCGGCATGGGCAACGTTCAATTGGGCGATTGGGCTTTCTTTTGGGTGTTTTATCCTCGACGTTTCGCGGCTTGACTTCACAGGTTTGTGCTAATGAAAGAACACAAACCGCTGTCAATTGGACCGGAACCCGCTGCTTTCAAGCGGCAACGCGCTGACGCAGTTTTTGGATTGTCCGTATACAACGCTTTGTCATTTTCTGGTCGCGATATGACTGCCGACGAGATCATAAAATTTTTACGTTACACTGGATGGCACCCTATGTGGGCGCCGTTTGACGAAGTCGTAAATGAAGAAAACATCACTCGCATCGTGGCGCCCATCGATGGCGTATCCGAACGAGAAGGTCGATTCGTTATTGCAGTGCGCGACCCGCGTACACGTTTTGGTCGACCGATGAGTATTACAAAGGACTGGCTGCATGTTGTGCCAGTTTCACATCCGGATGCGGTGCGCTAAATGTTGATCGATCCCACGGGTGGCGTCGGATATGCTTTTGGGCAGGTGTTGCCGTCGTCGCACATGACGACGATCGCGACGCAGCAGCCCCGCGCGCTCGACGCGGTTAACGGCGGCAGCTACACGGCGACGGCGAATCTCGACTGGAACTTCGGCACTTTCGATCTAACGATCGTCGGCGCGGCGGGCAGCCTCTTCCTGTTCACGCCGGACGTCTTCACCGTGATCGCGACAACGGCGGCGAGTCTCACGTCGACGACGGTCAGTGTGATCGCCTCAGGCAACGTTGACGTCGACGGCGACAACATCGTCCTGACAGCGACGACGCTGCTCAGCATGCCGTCGGTGGCGATCTCGGTCGGTACGGCGCTCGGCGTGACCGACCTGAACAGCGCCATCGTCAACGTCTACGACACGCTCCAGTTGCGGGCGGCATCGACCACGACGTTCTTCGCGGGCTCGACCGTGGACGGCTCGACCGCCATCGGCGGCGGTGGCCTGGCAATCACCGGCGGTACGGTGAGCCTCGGCGCGGGCGCGACGCTGGCGAGCGCCGGAACGCTCAACCTGACGGGCGGTAGTTTCTCGGTGGCCGCTGCGGTCGGCGCCGTCTCTTGGGCGGCACAGGTCAACTTCAGCGGCCAGGTCAACCTCAACGACGACGTGAACTTCGGCACCGCCGTTGGCGACACGTTCGACTTCAACGACGGCGTCATCACCTTCACGAGCAGTTGCGACGTGAACTTGCAGACGCCGGTTGTGACGAGCGGCACGGGGCGCGTGCGGCAACGCTTCTTCGACGAGACCGACGGCACCGCCGACAAGACGATCACGGCGCAGACTGCCGATCATTACTTCATCGAGGATGGCGTTCTTACGGCGAGCCGCAGTTGGACGATCAGCGACACGGGCACCGCCGACGGCGACTGGATGACAATTTACTGCGCGGAGAACGGTGGTGCTTTTAGTATCTCGGTTCGTGACCCGACGCCATCGACGATTGCGGTCATCGATAGCAGCGCTGCATCAGGTAATCCGCGGTGGGTCAAGGTCGCACGGGTTGGCGGCACGTGGCGTGTTGTGATGCGCGGCGTGCCGAACTAGCGTCATGGCCGTCTCGCTCACGACCGCCCCGCTGCTCGTTGTGCCGACCAAGCGCGTGCGGATCAGCGCCACGCTGTCTGGCGGCGGAAATTTCTGGCGCCTGTGGTGCGTCAACGCGCCGGCCGGTTCAGCAATGCGCGCGCAGCTCGACGCCAGCGAGGCCAGCCGGATCGAAGTCTTCTCCGGCGACGATGTCGTCGTCTTCGAGACGCAACTCGAAGTGGGCGGCGCGTGGAGCTTTGTGGCGCAGGAGTACACGAAAGGAGCCAGCACGTACGGCGGCGGCTACCAGAGCGACCCGGCCAGCGCGCCGACCGAGACGAAAATCGGCGGCGAGAACAACCTCACGATCCACGTCGGCACGCGCTTGACAACGCGCGTCGGCGTGGCGAGTCTTGGTTTGGCGACGTTGACGCTTTGGGTGTTCAATGCTACGATCCAATCGACCAATTTGTCGATCCATGGCGAAGAGACGCCGAGCTTGACGACACCCACGACGGAACGTGCACGTATCGCGCTCGAGCAGACCGCGGTGCAGGCCGCCGTCGCTGCGCTGGCCGGCGTAGCAGCAGCAACCGCCCTTGGCGCACCCGGCACGATGCTGGCCGACATGGTCGTCAAGTTCGCCGACCATTTCCAGGACGTCGGTGGCGCGTTCCACGCGAGCCGCGCCGGCTTTGTGGACGCGAACAACGGACCGGCGACGGAGCGGATCGGTACCGACCTGACGACGCCGTCGGGTCAGGCGCTCGCGGCGGGTTTCTTGCTGCGCTACCTCGGCAACCACCAGCAGAATCTCAGCGCCAGCGGGGCGGAGGGCGGCACGCCACCGACCGGCTACCATGAGGACGCGGCGGGCGATCCGGTGAAGGACACCACGAACGCGCTTACCGCTGGTGCCCCAGGCTCGGCCGACCAGGCGACGCTCCGGGCGGCCATCGCGGATCTTTTTCAGCGCTACGAGGCGCACCGAGCCAGCGGCACGTACCACGGCGTCACGGACGGCGTGAACGTGCTGGCCGGCACGCTGCCACTCTTGCTGGCGCTCGACGCGGCGGTCCTGGCGAGCCTGCGAGCGCAGACCCCACCCACTCCACCCACGTACGGCTCCGGCACAGTTGCCCTGATCCAAGGCGGCGGCTTCTCCTCAACAGGCTGATCCCATGGCGAACGGAATCATCGCAAATTCGGTATCGGTGACCATGATCACCGGCGAAGCTGACTTTGCCATCGAGGGCTTCGTCACGGCGGAGCAGATCGTGCTCGGCGTGACTCCGGCGTTGACGAGCTACCAGTGGGCGATCGCCATCCCGGCCGGCGCGAGCGCGGCGCGGACATCGCTCGACAACGGCTTGCTGCCGACCCCGCGCTTCACCCCCGACGTGGCTGGAGTCTACACGGTCACGGTCACGGACGGGCTCGGAACGGACTACACGCTGCACATCAGCGTGACGCAGAACGCGGCGACGACGCTGGCCGAGGCGTTGCGCTTCCAGCCGAAGACGGAGAACAGCGTCACCGCTCCGGTGACGGGCCGCGCGCTGTTCTTCTCGCTGGACGTAGACAGGTTCCGCGAGAAGTTGCCGGACGGGACTGTCATCGATCACGACGGCGGCATCCAAAACCCAGCGAACCCCGGCGACGACGGGAAGGTGCTGCGCGCCAAGGCCGGGACCTACAGGCTCGACACGCAGCCGGGGCGGCCCCTGGAATGGTTCGGCGCAGTCGGCGATGGCGTGACGGACGACTCCGCCGCACTGACGGCCGCGCTTGCGTGGGCCAACGCGGCGGGCGGCGCCATTCTGCTCGACGCAAAAACCTACCTCGTAACGGGTCCGTTCAGCGTCGCCGCGAACGTGACGATGCGCGGCGTCGGACCACGGAGCACGCTCGCCACGACGGCTAACGCAGACGTGCTCGTCGTGGCTGGCGCAGGCACTCTATTTCAGGATTTTCGCATCCTCGGGTCTGGCGCTGGCGCGGGACAGCACGGCATCGTCAACGGCACTGCCGTAGCCAACTCTGGATTCAGCGAGGCGGGCATCGACGGCCTACGATGTGAATCGCTCGGCGGCTCCGGTGTGATCCTGTGGAACACGCTGAACGTAGCCGCCGATCATCGCGGCCCGAGCGTCACCCGCTACTCGGCCGAGAGTTGCGCGATCGGGATGGACGTGCGCGATCGCGGCGAGTACGTGGTAGCTACCGGAATCGCTATCCGCGCCTGCGCAACCGGAATGGCAATCGCTGGCGGCAATATCTCCGTCACGGGCGGCTACATCACCGATTGCACAGTTGCTGGTGTGTCGCTGTTGACTGGCGCCAACGCCGCGCACGGCGTGATGACAGGAGTGGAGATCAACCACACCGCGGCAGGCGCCGACGCGATCGTTGCGGCTGGCATAACCAACGGCTTCGCGTTCTTCAACTGCAACATCTACTTCGGCGACATCACGCTCGTTGGCTCCTCTGGCGTGAAGTTCATCGGCGGCCAGATCGACGTGGACGCATTCAATTTCGACGGCTCTTTCGGCACGGAATTCGATGCTGTTGAGTTGCCGGGATTCGCGGCCAACACGATTAACAACGATGTGAATGGCAACGAGTCTCTGACGATCTGGCGCCCCACATGCCGACGACTCGACGGCGTGTCAGGCGCGTACGAGCAGTGGGTGGGCGGGCACACGCGGGTAACGCTCTCCGGCAACATCACCTACACCCCGGCGCAGATGGTGGCGGAGCAGCGCATCCTGCTCGACACGCGCCCCGTCCAGTCGATGAGCCGCCACGCGACCTTCGCTTACGCGGAGCTGTTCACCACGGCCGGCGGCAATCAGGGACTGTGGACGGCCCGTGGTTTCGGTGACGGGACGTTTTTCATCCGGGGGCAGATCCGCGCCGTCATCAACGCGGCGGATGCCAATACGATTTACCTCTACATCAAGCGCAACGGCGCCAAGGTCACGACGTACTTGCCGGCGTACCTGTTGTCCGCAACTCTCGTGTGTTTTCAGATCGAGAGCCGTATTCCCTGCCAGCCGAGCGACACGTTTGAACTGACGATCGGAGGCTCCCCGGCCAACGACATAATCGTCGTGACCTCGGAATTGTTCGTTGAGACGGAAGGGCACTGATGGCTAGCGCAAGTTTCGAGATCGACCCGGGGACCGGCATCTACGGTCCGGCCGGCGTGGCGCAGGACGCCGCCGCGTCGGTCGTGGTCAACTGCCGGCTTGTTTCGGTCGTCGGCGTCAATCCGTCGCTGATTTCGTGGCGTTGTTTCGGGACGCACGCTGCGGCGCAGGCGGCGCTCGTCCCGACTCTGAGTGGCTCGCCGTCTGGGCAGATCGCCAGCTTCACGTTGCCGGCGGGACTCGCCCAAGCCTACGGCATCGAGTGCACCGTCAACGGCGGCCCCGATGTCACTGGCGACAACAACACGCGAGCGCTCTCGGCGGTCTACGTTCTGGACGCCAACGGCAAGCGTCCGTTCTTCGTATCTGAGACAGTCGAGAGGCAGGCGACGCACGGCACGACGGAGATCCTGAACGAGATTCTGCTGGCGGCATTCGCGGCGCTAGCCGGAGGTTACTCCTCGATCGAGGACGAAGGCGTGCCTCTGCCGACCCGCACCACAATCAACTTCGTCGGTGCCGGCGTCGTCGCGTCGGACGCGGGCGGCAAGACGGTCGTCACGATCCCGGTTCCGGTTCCTTCGCCAGCGAACCCTGCCGACGACGGGAAGATGCTGTTCGCAGCGGCGGGCGCGTACGCGCTCGGTGCGAATCTGATCACCGATGGCTCGACGTACCTGAGTATCGGGGCGACCCCGGCGGCGGGAGGAGCGCTCCGCCTCGCAAACAACCAGTCGATCTCCTGGGATGCGGCCGGCGCCGGAGACGTTGCGGCGCTCACCGTGGACGGCTCGGACATCGTGCAGGTCGGCAGCACGACGCACACCACGCGGGTACGAGGGTCCGCTGTAGACTTCTACATCGGCGGCAGTCGTTATGGCGCAGTCGATGTGTACGGGCTGAACGGTAATCCCGACGGCGCGCGGGCGACGTTGGGCGGTTACACGGCTGACCCCGCGAGTTACAGCGGTATCTATTGTGGCGTGGTCCCGGGCGCATCAAATTATGCGCTACTCGGCAACGGAGCGTCGTCGTACGTCAATGCTCCTACGGCGTCGGTGTTTCTACAACTCGGCGGCTTGCATGCCGTCGTTGTTGGTGGACAGGGTGGTTTAACTGGCGCGTCGGTTGCATTAGTAGCAGTGACCGGAGGGGTGCTGACGACGGCGGCCGGTCAGGCGGTGGCATTCAACGCCGCTGGACAATTCGTGCTCCAGGGCAATTCGGGCGTAGCGATGTACGTCGGCACCGCGCTTGCCGCGCACGTCGATTCGACGGCGTTTTGGTTCGATCGCTCGACCGTGCAATGGGAGGGGTTGGGAGTCACGCCGTTGCTCACGCAGGAGACGCGAGCGAGCGGAAACGCAGCAAGCCTCACGATACACGCGCAAGAAACGGACTCCGGCGACGGCGGCAGCGTCAACATCGAGGGTTCGGGCGCGGCCGGCGCCGGAACGAACGGAGGCGGGATTACGCTGAAGTCCGGTGCAATCGCCGGGGGATTTGCTGACGTAGTGCTGAAGAATGAGACGGGCGGTAATTTCTTTCAGGGTCGATACGACGGCACGCAGAGGATCGGCCTGTTCGGGGCAGCGCCCGCAGCGCAGCCGGCCGACATGGTGACGCTGACCGACAGCACGACCGGGGCGCCCGGCACCACAATCAACGACGGCGGCGGCGTGTACTCGCAGGCGACGACGAACGACAACAACGCCAGCCTGCTCACGCAGATCAACAAGGTCCGCGCCGCGCTTCGTAGTCTCGGGTTGATGGCGTAGGAGACCGCCCATGGGCAAGCTGACGAAGAAGATCGAGAAGCAATCGAACGGCCACGACGAGACCGAGCGGCGGCTGCCGCCCGATGAGCAGGTTTCGCTCGCGCGCCTAGACGGCGAGATCGCACGGCTGAAACTCCAGCTAGCCGACTTTGAACTGCAGAAGGTCCAGGTCATCGCTCGGATCTCCCAGGTGCAGCAGGCCATGCACGCCGCCGGGCAGCGGATCGCGCTGTCGCACGGAATCGACGTCACCAATCCGACCGAGCGCTGGACGCTCGACATCACAGCGGGCGTGTTTCGTCGGACGCAGCCGGCGCACACTGCTCCGCCCGGCTAGACGATGAGCGCCGAGATCCCGCTCGCTGGTGGCCCGGCCTACCCGGTGACCGTCGTCATCACGTCGAGCACGCTGGATCTGTCGCTGGTCAGCGCGGTCTCGCTCGCCGTGCGCTACGCCAACGGCGACGTGACGAGCTGGACGGCGACGATCACAGCGCAGACGACGACGAGCCTGACGCTCGTGCACACGCCGGCTGTCGGGCACCCGCTCGTCGCGGGCACGGCGAAGGTGCAGCCGCAACTGACCAACCCGTCGGGAACGTGGCAACCGCACGCCCGCTCGCTGCACGTTCTCGAACCCTTCACCTGAGAGGACTCATGTCCGAACCGTTCCTGCTCCAGACCGATGCCGGCGTCGTGCTCAACGCCGTCGTCATCAGCGCCAGCTTCGACTCCGCGCCGGTTGGCATGACCCGCATCAGCGGCGTTTCGCTTTCGGTGGTGTTCACCGGAGCCGGCACCGGCACGTTCAAGCTGCAGGCCAGCAACGACCCGGGACCGCCCGGCGCGACCTCGTGGCTCGACGTGCCGAACAGCACGGCGGATCCGGCGGCCGGATCGCCCATCCTGTGGAACGTCTCCAACGCGCAGTGGCGCTGGACCCGCGCGGTATGGACGGCGGCGGTTGGCTCGCTGACGATGACCGTACGTGGCAACTTGCAGGACGACGAGCTGACATGAGCACGTTCATCAACCTCGACGGGCTCGCGCTGGGCGGCGGCAGCGGCGTGCCGGCAACGCGAACGCTCACGGCCGGAGCCGGGCTGACCGGCGGCGGCGACCTCTCGGCCGACCGGACGTTCGACGCTGTCGCCAACGCAGACGGTTCTATCGCCGTCAACGCGAACGACGTACAGGTGGGCGTGCTCGCAACCGACGCGCAGCACGGCCTGCGGGGCGGCGGCACGCAGCACGCCGTCGCAGTGCCGGCCGGCGCGGCGGGGTTCCTGTCGGGCGCCGACAAGGCCAAGCTCGACGGGGTGCCGACTCCGGCCGATCCAGCGGACGACGGGAAGCTGCTGGTGGCCGACGGAGGGGCGTACGCGCTCAGTCCGACGATTCCCTACTTCCTCGGCAATGCGGCCGTCGCGCCCGCCGTGAACCCGGTGGGCGGCGGCAACCTGTTCGAGACCTCGGGGGCGCTGATGCACCTCGGCAGCTCGGGCACCCTCGTCACCCTGGCGCCGGCATGACGCTGTTCTGGAGCCACCAGATGCGCGGCAGCGGTCAGACCGCGCCGGCTGCGACCGTTGTCCTGGCGACGTTCACCGTGCCGACCGGGCACTCCGTCTCGATCCGTTGCGATGCGGTGGCACGCATCCTCGGCGGCGCGAACGACGGGCTGACCACGCGAGCGCGCCGCGACGTAGTGGCACGCGACATTGGCGGCGTGTTGACGGTCGAAGCGCAAAACGCCATCGCGCGCCTTGGCAATCCGGCGCTCATACTCGTGGACATTGCCCACGTCGCGGTCGGCAACACCCTGGAGCTGCGTGCGACCGGAATCGCCGTCGAGACGATCGACTGGATGAGCTGGCAGGACATGATCGTGTTCGAGCCGTGAGCCAATGGCGGTACACCGACGCATCTACCTGCGTGGCAACGGGCAGACCGTGGGGGCTGCGGTCGTCACACTCGCGGCGTTTCGGATGCCCATCGACCACAGTTTCTCGGTAACGTCCGATGCGGTGGTGCGCGTGCTCGGCGGCGCGAACGACGGCGTGAGCAACCGCATCCGGCGCGAGGCGACAGTGCGCGACATCGGTGGCGTAAAAACCATCGAGGCGCAGACCGTGCCGGCTCGGCTCGGCGCACCGCTGCTCGTCACCGATCTGATCACGTACACGCTTTCGGGGGCGTTCGTGCTGCTCGACGCAACAGGCGTTGCTGGCGAGACGCTCGATTGGATGTCGTGGAGCCGGCTGCTGCTGTTTCAGCCATGAGGTTGACGTGATTCTTCTGGAGACCACGGTCGAAGCGCCGGTGTTAGAGACCACGGTCGAAGCCGCCAACCAGATCACCACCACGGTCGAAGCGCCGGTACTGCTGACCGACGCAGACGACTGAGCACGCGCGGCAAGCTGCTCCCGGGCTCGACGCTGCCGGACGTTCGCGTCTGGTCCCTCTCGGCGGGCTCGGAGGCAGCTTGCCGCGCGTGCTCGATATGGCGACATGAATTGGAGACTACGATGCTCGAAGCGACCATGAATCAACCTACGGCATTCGCGGCGGTGACGTTCGTCGTCGGCGCGTTGAGCTACGCTCTGCGTCGGGCGCCCGGCGCGAGGGCGCTGTGGGCGCGGGTGCCGGACCGCTGGCGGTGGCTCGTGCCGTTCGCGCTGGCAGCGCTGGCGGCCTACGCCGAGGCGTTGCAGAGCGGGCGGAGCTACCGCGAGGCGGCGGCTCTGGCGTTCGCGGCGTGGCTCGCCGCGATGGGAGGCCACAAGGGTCTTTCGGACATGCCGTTCCTGCCGTACGGCGAGAAGCCCGCGGTCATCGCAGCGAGCGACAAGCCGCCGGAGCCGCTGGCGTGAATCGCGGCACGCCAGAGCCAAAGGACGAGGCGCTGAACGCGGCGATCGGGCTCGTCGTCTGGTCGCTGGCCTGCGTCGTGCTCGGCTCGGCGCTGCTCTGGATGTGCATGTCGTGCGGGCCTGTCGCGGTGCCGACGGCGTGCACTCCGGAAGCGCTGGCGAAGATCGAAGGCAGCTACCTCGCCGAGGCGGTGCAACTCTGCGCGGGTAGCAACTACGATGACTGCGCCGCGCTGCCCGAGCTGCGGCGTAAGTACGACGCGAAGCGAGAGGACTGGATCCAATGCTCGAAAAAGTAATTCGGATCCTCGGGGCGATCCCGCCCGAAGCCGTTGGCCTGTTTGGCAAGCTGCTCGACACGATCCTGTCGAGCAAGAGCAAGGTCGAAGCGATCCGGCGCGCTACGGCGGCGGCCAGCTCGGCGGCCAGTGAGGACGCGCTCAAGCGGGCGCTCGGGCGGCGGAAGCCGTGACAGTAGCGCTCTTCATCCACGCCGATCCGAAGGTGGGCGCCACTTACGAAACAGCACTCGGCGTCGTGCCGAGGTTCGTCAACGCGGGAGGTTTCTCTGCGTCGTATGACGAGCACAAGGGCCTGGCGTCCACCGCGCGCACACTCAACGCAGCGCTGGCGAAGTACCTGCCGGCGCGGCGTGCTGACGACCAGGTCGTCTTGCTGTGTTTCTCCGCCGGGTGTTGGGCCGGGCGGGCGTGGCTGCGTGATCAAGCCGCACGCGATGCCTGCGCCGCGGTGGTGCTGATCGACGGGTTGCATTCGTCCACGGTGGGGCCGTTGCAGGGCGTCATCGAGTACGCGCGGGCGGCCGTCGTTGGCCGGGGCGTGTTCGTCCTTACGCACAGTCAAATCACCCCACCGTACGCCTCGACGCGGGATACCGCCGATTTGGTGCTCCATGAGTTAGGGCTCGAGCGTGCGAACCGGCAAGCCAGCGTACACGCCGGTGGGTTCCATCTGCTGGCCGGCACCGGGGCTGACGCAGCGGCCCACGTGTGGCAGCTCACGAAGGGCGGTCCGGAGGCATGCCGCGAATACGTGCTGCCGGCTCTGCGCGAACACGCGCCGACCGAACCCCCACCGCCAGTGCTGGTGATGCCACCGGGCGAGCGCCGTCCCCTACGCGAGAGGGCGTTGCAGGCGTGTCTCGACGAAGCTGCCCGGTGGGGTAATTTTGCGCCGCCGCCCGGCAGGATCGCAGAGTACATGTCTGGGTGCGAACGCGGTGGGCATCGCTTGGGGCTTACCACCGGGAACCACTGTGCAGCGGCACAAGGCTGGGCTGAGTTGGCCTCTGGCGAGCCTGGCGAGGTTTTGCCGCCGTGGCGTGCCGCTGCCAAGGAAGTGGCAGCAGACGCCCGCGCTGGCCTACGCGGAAGGTGGTATTCGGTAGAGGATATCCGTGCCGGTTACCGACCTCCGCCCGGTGCGCTCGCGATCTACCACCGCGGGGCGCCTGGTGCGTGGACCGGGCACATCGACCGGGTCATCGTCTCGGAGCCAGAACGCTACGAATGCATCGGGGCGAACGAGAGTGGCCGGCGCTGGGAACGCGAATGGGCACCCTTCGCCGCGGCGGCGTTGCTCGGGTTCGTGGTAGACGACGAGGCGCAACCGCCGGACGACCTTACCTTGTGGGACGAGCCGCCGGCCGTGCCGCCCGAGGCAGTCGAGCCGCCATTGCTCGACCAAGAGCGCGCGATCTTGCGCGGAGTGTTGGCGCTGTCGCTCGCCGACGCTGGCCGGGAAGCTGTGGACGCCGCGCGCCTGGATGCGCTCACGGTGCCTGACGACGAGGAGCCGCCCGTTGCCTGATTACCTGCAATATGGCGCGCTTGGTATGCTTTCCGCCGTGCTTTACGGGCTGTTCGTGCTCCTGCGCGCCGGCCTGCGCGGAGCTGGCGAGGCAGCAAAAGGCGTCGTCACCAGCCTGACGGCCGAAGTGAAGGAGTTGCGAATTACGTTGCAGGGCGCGGCGGTAGAGTCGGCCCGGCAGCACAGCGCTACGCTGGCGCACGTCGAGGGCGTAGCGAAGGAGACGCGACATCACGTCGGTAATCGACTTCAGATCGCGCAGGCCAACCTCGAGCAACACGTCACCGACACTGCCGAAGACACGGTGCGACGAATCCGTTGCCCGAGCGGTTCGATGCCGGCGACGAAGCCACCCAAGACATAAACCCAATCGCGCGTTAGTCTAGAACACAACAAGCCCCCATTGGCCTAACGGCTGGTGGGGGTTGATGTGTATTTGTCATGTGAATTGTCACCGTAACCATGCCGATCGTGCCACGAGGGGCGGCGCTGCAAGACGATGCACGGAGCGTTTGCGTTCTACGCGGGGCGCCCGGCGTGCGCGTGGAAGCCGGCGTATCAGCGGACATGGCGCGTGGCGCGCTTGGCGCGGCGCTTCGGTGTGGCGGCCGGCTCGGCCGCGTCACGCCACCGCGACAGCATGCCCTCGATGTACGTCAGAGACTCCTCCACGGGGCACACCGGCTGTAGACCGCCCCCGGCCTCGTCGGCGATCGTCGTGATGCGCTCAGACAGAGCGTCCAGTCTCGCTGCGGCGCGCAGCAACTCGATCAGATCCGCCGGGACTACGCCGACCAGCCGCCACTCCGCAC